TTATTTTTGATTCTGAAATTCCGTATCTACGATATTTGTCTGCATAATTTATTACTGTACTAGGATCAAAGTTTCCTAAATCTTTAGCCATCTGAGTTCTAATGCTGTCACTAATATTATGAACACCAGTGTTATCAACATAAGAAACTAAGTTTGACTTATTTTGTACAATGTCTTTACACTTATTGTAATACGTAATTAATTCGTTATCTATTTCAAAATCTTTGTTAATAAACTTTTTTAGCACTGCATAGATATTTGATTCTGTAGCAAGAAAGAAATGTTCGTGACTTCCTTTATTATGATGGTATTGATCAGTGTGTTTTGGAATTTCGTTAATGCATGTTATTAGCGTTTTCGAAAAAGGAAATCTTACTGCTACCCATTTTTCTTTTGGATAGTTTAAAGGAGCTTCAACAATTTTAATATATTTGCTCCTATCAATTTTCCTTAAAGGCTTACGTAATCTATCAATAGCATAATCAAAATCATAGCCTTGTACTTCAAACTGCGGCTTATAAGTTTGCAGTTTAGTTTGCATTAATGCAAACTGCCTATCTGTTAAGGCTGTACCTTTAAACACTTGCCTAGCAATACTATATACAATAGTACCGTCATTAGGTAGTATTTCAAATTTTTCAGGCGACTTTACAAATCCGGACAGGACTTCTAATAAGTCTTCAATACTTTTTGTTTCTAACATGTTTATATTATAGCATTAGATAGAGCAGTTGTCAATCGTTTTAATGGTATACCTTGTGATATTTCATCTACTGTATATTCTGTCCAGGCGTAGTCGTTCAGCCATTGTTGTCTATCTGGCATCAAAGGTGATTCAATGTCGTGCCAAAAGTCAATGTCATTGCCTACATCATAAGCAATTGAGCTTGGACTTACAAATGCTGGTATGCCAGACATGATACTTTGTGGTCCAGGGTTGCTGCTATGACATACTACTGCCCAAGCATTTTTGAATGACATGTCAAAGTCATCATAACTTCCTAATATATGTTGTGGTGCTTGCCTATACACATTTTTATACTGCCTCTCAATTTCAGGCAATGGACAACGAGGATGTGGCCTAAAGTATATAGGTCTATCAGTATGTTTTTGTATATTCTCTATTGTTTGCATTACCCACTTACTCATTGAAGGCATGCCTCTCCATTGCTCACTTTTTTGGTGTTGGCCGCATAATAGTATATGATTGCCTTCAGTGCGCCAGGGCTTTACTTCAAGTCCCAATAAACGCTTACGCCTATCATCGTTATTACTATCCCCAAAATAAGCATCTCTATTAATTCCATTTAGTCCTACTCTCCATGTCTTGCCGCGCTTGATACCACCTATCTCAAGTACTATTGTAGGCTTATCATTATTCCAAATAGATTGATTTGCTGCCATTCTTCCATTCCATAATACGCTCCATATTACATTTACATCAGCATTGTTATTATTATGCACAACAGAATGACCTGCGTCTTTGAGACTTTTCTCAAACGCATTAAATACTGGCTTGCTATTCATAGCGCCATATTGAGTCCACAAACTAAATTTCATTGGTTAAATATTCCTATAACGTATTTACAAAGGATTTCAAATGACAAACATAACTGTGGTTACAACATTTCATAAGCCTGGATTAGATTTATATGGACAAAGATTTTTAGATAGTTTTGCGCAAAGAGTTGATCCTAGAATTAAATTGCTTGTATACGCAGAAAGTTGTAATCCAAAAAACCCTAACCCTGAACAAATAACAATACTTGATGCTAAAGAAGTTTTGCCAAAACTAAATGCATTTAAAGAAAAGTATAAAGATGTTCCACATGCAAATGGAAATATTGCAAATCATCCTGCACGTAACGGACGTAAGGATTGGAACAAAGAATTTAAATGGGACGCTGTACGCTTTGCTAACAAGACATATGCTGTGTATGACGCTTGTACACGCTCTAAGGACTGGTGTGTATGGATGGATGCAGATACCTTTGTACACAGTGATTGGAGTTATCAACAGTTTAAAGAATTACTTCCAGAAGATAAATGGATAACATATGTAGGCAGAGGAAAAGGATCACAGACATGGCCCGAGTGCGGCTTCTATGGTATGAATCTAGGTCATCCTGTATGCGGACAATTTCTTAAAGAGTTTGAACGTATGTATGAGGATGCAGACAATGGTATGTTTAGACTTGTTGAGTGGCATGATAGTTTTGTGTTTGGTCATATACTAAAAAATCTAATTCCAGTAAATAACAATGTACTAGATTATAGTGCAGAGATGTATTTGAAGGAAGCCAAGTCAGGCGGCGGCGGACATCCGCTAATTAACACTGTACTCGGAAAATGGATAGACCATATGAAGGGTGCTAGAAAGAACACTGGCAAAAGCAAGTCATCAGATATAATGGTAAACCGAAAAGAGTCTTATTGGAAATGAAGTCGTATATCATAGCTCTAAGTAAAATTAAAGGTAGCTGGGAAAGCGGCTGTCGATTAAAAGAAGAGCTTGAAAACTTTAACATGGAAGCTGAATTGTTTGAAGGAACATACGGCAACGATGCTGTTGGAATGATGGAAGAAGAAGGACGTCAATTACACTCTTGGGGTGTAAAGGGACCTGCTAAAGAAGTTAAACACAAAGACAAATATGATAAGAAAGCAAGTATGCCTGGAGTAAAAGGTTGCTTCTATTCTCACTATAGGCTTTGGGAAAAGTGTGTTGAAGTAGGTGAACCTATAATTGTGTTCGAAGATGATGCACATGTTGTACGTCCGTATAAACCTGTTGAATGGGTAGATGTTTTGAGTCTAGTATCCAGTCACAGAAAGAAGATGCAACGTTACGTAAAGTATCTTGAAAATCCTGAGGGCGAACCTGCTGCAATGAATTACAAACAAGGTAGTATGCCTGGCAATGCAGGCTATGCAATCAAACCACATGCTGCTGCAAAATTAGTACATGCTTACAAAAATAGTTACTTGCCTGCAGATAACGCAATAAACCAATACGTTGTTAAAATTCAAATACATAATTATATGATGGGTAAAGCTATGTCTAGAGAAAGAACTAGGGGAAAACCTAGTCTTATAAGAACAAAATATTGGGATGACGTTAAATGATTGATATTGTGTGCGTATATAAAACTAATCCAGAAGGGATTTATACTGCTGATTGGGTAAACATATTACATGCTGGTATTAAGAAGCATTGCAATTTGCCTTATAAATTTTCTTGCCTTACAGATAGTGATGAGGATATACCTGGCAAGATTGCTTTACAAAAAGATTTACGTGGCTGGTGGTCAAAGTTAGAATTATTTACAAAAGGATTATTTACTGGACCTACACTATACTTAGATTTAGATACAGTTATTAGCGGCAGCATAGATTCTATTATTAATAAATTAATTTCTGAAAACAAATTTACAATGATTAAGGGCAAATCTAAAAGATCGTCTAGTTGTATTATGTACTGGAACGGTGACTACTCTTACATATACAAAAAGTTTAATAAGAACAAAGATAAGATAATGTCAACTTATATAACTAGAGAACAGTATGGTGACCAGGCATTTATTGCTGAACAAACTAAACATGTATACTTGCAAGATGTAGTTGGCAGCTCAGAAGTTGATTACGAAAGTAATATTAGACGCCTTGGTAATAGAAATGCAAAAATAATATTATTTGCAAAACCTAATAATAAACCTCACACAAGTTTCAATCATATGGTTGTTAAAAATTGGACTATGCTAGGTGAAGACTTTAGTAACGATGTTGAGGATAGGCGTGGCTGGACTTGGCCAAAGCATGATAAGTTTTGTTGGAAAGTTATGCGTAAGCATCCTGACCTGCCTAAGAAGATGTCAAGGTATGTAACTAGGACCGGCGCAGTACTTCAAGCAGGCGGTAACTGCGGCTATTATGCTGAAGCATATTCTAAAATATTTAATAAAGTAATTACATTAGAACCTGACTTATTAAACTTCTATTGTTTATTAGAGAATACAAAAAAATGTAAAAATGTTGTACCGTTTAGAGCTGCACTTGGTGACAAGAGCGATATGATACAAATGACATCTCCAAAAACAAATAATGTAGGTATGCATTATATTGACGGAGCAGGTGATATACCACAAATAACAATTGATAGTTTAAATATTAAACATTTAGATCTTATACATTTAGATATTGAAGGTTACGAACTATTTGCTTTAAAGGGTGCAGAAGAAACCATTCGACGTTGTAAACCTACAGTGGCACTAGAATATAATAAACTTGCAGACAAATACGGTTATACTATGTATGATTTAAACAAATGGTTTGCAGATCGAAACTATGTTAATCATAGTCGACACGAAAGTGACTTTGTATTCATACCTAAGTAATATAGTCCCGCATATGTTTCCATGCTTGGCCTGTTTTAAGTTCTTCAAAATTCCAATGGCTCATTGATATTTTCTTAATCCAAGTGTCTCTATCAAAGTGTTGAGGATTTTCAATTTTAGTAATATCAGTATTAGCAATATCAAATGCTTGACTAATTTTTGGATTAGGATCTAACACAAACACTGGTAATCCTTCGATTGCTGCTGCTACGCCTGGGCTACTATTATATGTTATTACAGCATGTGCATTAATAAAGTCTTGCCTAATATCAGGCTTGTGAGATATTACTACACCCGGCTTATTGATTTGCAAATATTGCTTTGCTCTTTTGTCTCCCGGGTGCGCACGTACTACAATTGGTCTATCTGTAAACATACGCAATGTTTTAATTGTTTGCATAACCCATTGCATTACATCCAAACCTTGCATACTCCAACCGCCGTTACGCTGTAAACATATTACAATATGATGACCTTTTGTACGTTCAGGTTGTAATCGAATGCCTAAGTTACGGCTAATACTTTCCCAACGCTTAGGATCAGGATTGTCCCAAAAATAGTTACCAGTTGTAGGAAATACTCCGTTCAAACTGTAACGTAAGTAATGCTTTGCATTAGTCTTATCTACATACAAAAACAAATTACTGTCAATTATAACTGTGTGTTTCTTATGTTTTCTTTGATTATCAATTACTGCTTTACGTAATTTAAGGTGGGGACTATTAGGACTAGATTCGTGTACATATCCTTGTATAACACCAACATCACTAAGTTGCCATCTATCACTTTGAGATTGCATTCCATTATCGCCACATGCACTTGCTCCCTGTGCAAACAGTCTCAACACCTGTTCTTTTTCAGGGTTTTTGTTTTTGCTTGGTATGCCTCTCATATAGCTTACTACTTCCATTATTCGTCGCCTTTGTTTCTTGCACTATGACTAATGTAAGGAAGTAATCGATTAATGCAAGTACCGTCTTGCATCTCTGCTGGTGTCCATTGGCACCATGCTAGATTATAGAACAACTGTCTTACTTCATCTTCATGTGGAATATGCATATTTTCAATATTGATTAACTTATGTTCAGTTATGTCGTATGCAAATCCGCCTTCGTCTATTGTCATAACAGGCACTCCGTATAGTAATGCATCAATTGCTATTCCGCTAGAGTAAGTAATTACTGAGTGTGCATCTTGCATCTGGTATTCAAATGCAATTTTAGATCCGTCTACTACTTTAACATCTTTTAATCCTGCAAATGCTAGGCGCTTAAACAAGTCATTATGATTAGTCATTCCTTTGTCACTTATTGCAGGATGTACACGAATCTCAATTGGACGTTCACTAAAGCGTCTTAATTCTACAGCAGTATCAAATACCCAATCATTAATATCGTTGTGTCTTAGACTTGCATCGCCTGCAAGTTGTAAGGCAATAACAATCTTTTGTCCACGTCTACGGAAGCCGTTGTACTCTAAATTTAGTTCTTCAAAACGCTGTGCTGTTTGGTTATCTTCAAATCCCCAATGTGCATCTTTATTCATAAATCCATTTAGTCCAACTCTATAGTGTGAATGATGGTGTGTAATTTTTCTACCTAGCAACGGAGTTTCAATACAGATAAATGTATGGGCTTTTTCAGCAACACTTGCTCTAACAGTATGATGTATGTTTGTTCTATCTGGCTTCCAACTACCTGTCATTACAGCAACATCACACTTACTGTATTTTTCGTCATATGCAAAATCTACACCTAGGCCTAAACCTATTTCTTTATTAAAGTTTCGCAGTTTTTTATATTCTGATTTTTCTGCTGGTATTGTTGTCATTATGCCTTCATGAAATGCACGTAGAATATCTCTTTCTCTATTATTTCCTGCGCTGTTCATATACACTTTATACTTCATTTAATAGTCTCCATGCTGTTCCATTTTTAAATTCATCTATGTGGAATTGTCCGTATGCTAAATGACAAGCCCATTTATATATTTTATCTTTATCTAACTTTGTTGGTGTCTCAATAAGACTTAAATCTTTGTCGCACACCGGATCTGCTGCTGTTGGCGCTGTTGTAAACGCAGGTACACCTTCTAACACACTTTCTAATGCTGCTATACTTTGATAAGTTACAAGTGCATGTGCATCTACTAGGTCATCAAATATTGTAGAAGTTATTCGCTGTTGTCTTGGTGCTTTATCTCTGATCTTAATAGGACGATCTGTATACTTCTTAATTTCAGCAATAGTGTTGTTTAACCATTCTTGTCTATCTATACCATAGAACTTACAAGGTTTTTCACTTGGTGTTACCAACAGAATATATCGTCCGCTATTTTGAGACTTTATTGTGTAGTTAAGTCTACGCCATCTATCATCTGGTCTATCAATAATTTTATTATGCTGTACATCATCTTTAACTACACGATGATATAATTTCCAGCCATGCGGATTAGATGTAGATTTATAATTTCCTATATATCCGCTATCCATATAATAGAAAGGATGATTATTTTCCCAGCACCAATGTATTAACTTACGTTTACCCATACTTCTAATCATTATAGGATTGTTACCAAAATTATAATCGTAATCTTGCATAGGTAAGTTTGCACCTTGTGCAAACATATTTACATATTCATCAGTTTTGTTTTTACTTAAACATATCATATAGTTCTTGTTTCCACAAGTTATTAAATTCACAGTCTCTGTAATTTTCAAACCAAGGACCACCTTCTGTGTAGTGGATTAGATTTGGTTTTTCAATATCGTCATACACTCCTACTAAGTAATTCCACGTATGATCTAGTTCACCTATTTCGTCATCTTTAAGCCAACTTAATCTATGTAAGTATGCTCCTGTTTTTTCTACATCGTTTACAAACTCAGCTGTAACTACTTTATTAGATGGGTGTTCACAATTAAATAGCATAACACTTGACCAGTTCTTACGTGGATAGATAGTTTGCTTTTGTCCATCCATTTTAAATTGTTCTTTAACTTTGTAATCATGTTGTACACACATTACAGCATACTTGTCATCTGCTTGTGCAAATAGTTCTGCAATATCAGTTGTAAGGATCATATCACAATCCATAAACAATGCCCATCCTTTGAAGTCAGCAAGTTCGGGTATAAGAAATCTAGTAAAGGTAAATTCAGTCGAAGCTAGTTTATCTACAGGACGACTATACCAACCTGCATCTCTTAGTTCCTGTTGCTTTAATGGAATTACTTCTGCATCTGGTTGTTTAGATAGGATACTATGTTTACACACTTGGTATGCAATATCTTCTCGCGGATCATATCCTACAAATACTTTCATTTATCTACTCTTTCTATGTCTTCTTCAATACAGTTAGTACCATATTGTATTTCTACTAATTTTAAATTTGTGTTGTGTTCGTTAGCAAGTTGGTGCCAAGTTCCTACAGGTATATGCAACGACTCGTGTTGCTTATATACTCCTAGTGTTTCTACATCGGTACTACTTGTGTTAATAGTATATACTGTTGCTGTGCCTTCTGCAATAAACCAATGCTCTGAACGTTCTTGATGTCTTTGCATTGACAACTTATTGCCCGGCGGCACTGCTAATTCCTTAACTTTTGTGTGGTTATCGTATTCATGTATCACTCTGTAGTACCCCCATATACGCTCTGTCTTTGGTGCTTTCCACTCGTCTAGTATCCAGCTACTTGAATTCTTTTTATCTTCGCCGCCTACACCAAACGCAAATTCTACATTAGGCATATCACCATATGTAGCATACTCTGGTGTTGTTGTGTTAGTCCTATCTCCACCGTTAGCAAAGATTACTTTGATGTCTCCATGTGTACTTAGCGTATGAAAAATTGCATGACATGCACTGTCGTCACTATCGTCAAAACCAATTACTTTGTCAACAATTTCCATTTCTTGTATTAGTGCAATACGTTCTTTGAAAGGCATAAATGGTCTGCCTTTCTTACGTGTAAGCCAATCATCACTATTCACGCCAACAATAAGTTTGTCGCCGAGTTTCTTTGCTTCGTTGAAATAGGCTAGATGCCCTGAGTGTAGTGGATCAAAGCCACCTGTTACTAATACTACGTTCATGTAGATATTTATGTGCGCACATAACTACTAAATACTTTCATGGCAATACATTTTCCAAAACATAAAGCAACATTTATACACATACCTAAAACTGCAGGTAGCAGTTTTGAATTATGGATCAGCGAAAATATTACACATTTTGATAGACAACAAAAGCATTGTACACTAACTGATGCTAGAAATATTTGGAAAAAGTTAGGATATACATTTTGCTTTGTACGAAATCCATATGCTAGAATGGTTAGTATGTTTCACTTTATTGGACAACGTGCAGTAGAACGTATTGAAATGCGTAGCAATGGCCAGCGTACAAAGAAAAGTACTAATCAACAAGATGATATTTTAATTTCTGCATATTATAATAAAGGATTTGAAAACTGGTTAGAAGAACATAGCCAAGATATACACAACCCATTTGACTTGGGTATTTGGTTATATGAAAGAAAAACTCCACAAGTACATTGGATAGACGATTCTGTTGAATGGTTTAAGGCTGAAGAATTATCGTTAAAATTCAAGAGGTTACAAGACGTCTTTAATGTAGATATAGCACTGCCACATGTTAACAAAACATCACATAAACATTATAGAGATTATTATAATAAAAATACTAAGACAATAATTGAAAATTTATTTAAAGATGATCTAGATAGATTTAACTACGACTACTAAAGGTCTTTAAAGAAGTCTGCAAGTTGTGCCATATCAAAAGTACCAGTAGTAAATAAAGGCTCTTCTACTGTACTAAGTTCTGCATGTAATCCAATAGACTCATAATGATCTTGAAACTTTGTGCCATCGCCTTTAATACCATTTTCAAATTCAACATATGCAGCCGGAATATTATATGCATGAGCAGCAATTATTCCGTGTAACGAACTACTAATTATAGTTCTACATTCAGTAATCTCTTTTGCTTTTGATAATGCGTTTTTTGTTTTAAGATTAATTACATGGTAATTTGGATATTTTTCTTTTGCCCATTTGTATTGACTTACATGCGGAATAATTCCTACATCGTATTTCTTTTTACTTTCGTCACAAAACATTGGTAATAGTAATGCAGGATCTCCTACTACGTCAGATGTTGTTCCGCCAGCTTGTAATAGTTTTGCTTTTGATCTTGGTCCTCTAACAAAGCGCCAGTCAGCATCAATGTCAATAGGATTTTTCATTGACATAAATCCACTACCTAGTACTAGAGTACCTTTTTTTGCATGCCTTGCAATAGAACCAATGCACATAGCATTGTAATTACTGCCTCTAGTCCAGTCGTAATCAACACCGAAGTAGTCTAATAACTTTGGTGTTAATACATCTCCAAAATTTCCTGTTGTTGAATTACCTACCCAATAAAAAGTGTACTTCATCTATTTTTCCAATCTATGCTGTATTCTATTGTGATTTTCTTCTGACTTACTTATTAAGTACGAAGGAAATTGTTCAGTAGTTACAGCAGTTAGATAATAATTATTTTCTTCTACAAACTCATTTACAGCATTAACTACTCCCCAAGAGGAATATTTATTATGATCTACGTAGTCGTGTCCTAGTATAAATCCATCTTGCTTTACACAATCGTTTACTGCTTGTAGATCTTTTTGGCATCCTTCATACGAATGATCTCCGTCAACATATACCCAATCTAATGTATTGGGCTTAACATGATTACATATGTTGTATGTTAATGTGCGTAAGAATTCTACATTATATCTTGATAATCTATCCTGCACATCTTTAAATCGTTTGTCCCATTCTGTTTGATTTGCAAAGTACTTTCCTTGTATAGTTTTGTCAAGTACTGCAAAAACATCAACACAATAATGTTTTTTTGGTTTTGTTAGTTTACATATAAGTTCACTAAAGTTACCTTTACCTACACCCATTTCGGCAGTCGTTGCACCTCTAGGCATAAGCTCTAAAAAATATTCTCTCTTTACTTTATAAACTTGCATCTTCCATCCCTGCTACTCGTAACTTAACAACATTTGTTATTTGCCATTGCTTCTGGTCAAGTCCTTTAAGTAGACCTAACCATTTGTTACGCATAAGAGCAAACTCGTTAATAATCTTTTCATAGTCAACAACGTCTGCCTCACCGTCTACGTATTTTTCAACGTCACGGCTTGACAGAGCTCGTTGATAGTTTTCAAGATATTTCTTAAAATACGAGCTACGCAACCTACGTAGCTCGATATTTAAGTAATTTAGGATTGCTTCAATTTCTTGAAGCTGATTAAAGCGATGTTCAACTAAGCCAGGCATTTCTGCGGCAGCACGTTCAACATTGCCTTTGAGCTTTACTTCGACACGGGCTTGTATTAGCTCGTCTTCAAAGAACTGCACAGCACTAGGTATCTTAGATATGTCTCTTGATACTTCACTATACCAACCCATTATTCATCCCATTCATCATCTTCGTCATCAGGATCATCATCCAATTCTAAATAATACAGTATTGCATTATCTAATTCGGCAGACGCACCTAGACATTCTTTTAATATATCATCACCTATGCCGTAATCGGCTAGTAAATCTACATAACGTTCTGCAGATGCTTCTACTTGTTTCTTGTCAAGATATTCCTTAAACAACGTCCAAATTTCAACTATTCTTTCTTCATCCATTTATAGTAGCTTCCTCAATTTGATCAACAGTTGCTTCTTCGTCAACTTCATCGGTATTTACCACAGGAGCCATTTTCTCGTTGTATTCCGACATAATCAAATCAAGTTTTCCACCAATCATCCAAGCCTTGCGATATTCAAGAACTTCTTCGCCTGCTAGATTAATGTACTTGAGTCGATTACCTTGCTTAGTTAACAAGCCTTTCTTTTCAAATAATTCAACAAGTCCGCTATAAGGATTCATGCCAGTTTCATAAGGAATCTTAACCTGCACACCTTCGAAAGGTTTTGCATAGCGTGTTTTCATTACTTTACAACCAGCTCTAATACCCATAACTTCTGAGATCTTATTACCGTCTTCGTCTTCTTTTAGTTTCAACTTCTTCATTGCAACAACAATACTTGATGCATAGATAAAGCCTGAACCACCACTAATCTTATCATCTGGATCAAACATATCCTGCGATGCATAAGTGTGGTTAGTACATACTAAGCCTACGTTAAGCGATCCAATCATATTAACAGTATTACGGACTAATGAAGTTAGTGCTTTAGGCTTACGACCCATATCACCTTTCATATCACCCTTGTTAAACTGATCAACATCAGTAGGTGTTAGCAACATACCCAACGAGTCGATTACAAACAGTACCTTAGGACGGTCTTCTTCGTCCATTGCTTTAAAGTCTGTAATAAATGTTGAGATAGTTTTTGCTACATCATCAATCATTGACATGTTTAGTTTAAGAAGTTTTTCTTCACTAGTGTCAACGTCAAGGGCTTGTAGCCAGCTTTCATCAAGTGCGTTCTCTGAGTCAATTAGTACTACAAAGATGCCTTGATCTTGTGCGTGTTTTACAACATTACCTGAACAGAAATAACTCTTACCTGCTCCTGATTCGCCTGCAAACACAGTTACCTTACCTAGCGGAACACCTTTGTGAAAGTCGCCACTAATAAGATAGTTAAGTGCATATGAGCCTGTACTGATCCAATCTGTTGGATCATTAAAGCCACTACTCATGCCTGAGATACTTTTAGTTAAGTCCTTACGGAACTTACTTACATCAAATGATTTAGCCATGTTTTCTCCTATCTAAAAAGCTGAACAATTAAAAAGGGTTGCAATTCAATAATGCAACCCTTTTAGCTTGCTGTTATTATTAACCTTGACGTGCTCTAATCATTGCTAGAATGTCTTGTGCGCCGCCTTCTGCAGGTGCTTCGGCTGTTGGTGCTGCCGCTGGTGTTGCTTCTGCTACTACCGGAGCCGCTACTGGTGCTGGCGCTGGTGTTGGTGCAGGTGCACTTTGACTTACAGCAGTTGCCTGTGGTGATGCTGCCTTTTGCGGATCACCTGTACGTGCTTGCATGCCTGCAGGACGGAAGTAATTACTCCAACGTTCTGCATCATATGCTTCACCATCTACTGATGCTTCAAACATTTCTTGCATTGCTTTTTGCGCTACTTCGTCTGGCTTTTTAGGAAGGAAGTCATTTAAGTTAAACAGTCCGTGTGTATTAACTGCTGCCATTTCATTATCAGCTAACGGACGCTCTCTACGTGCCCAATTACTTGTGCCATAGTCTGCGTAGCCACCTTTCGATGTTTTGTTAAGACGGAAGTCCACACCAGCAGTATAATCTGTTGGTAATTCTTCCATATCAGGATCCATAAGTGCTTGCTTAATAATTTGGAAAATCTGTGGTCCAATAATAAATCTACGAATTGGATTCTCGGGTGTATTATCGTCTGCCAATGGATTATCTGTTACAAAGCCTTGGAATACGTATGAACGCTTTTTCCAATACTTACGACCCATATCTTCTAATGACGGATCTTTAAACCAACCACGTACTTCGTTTAGAATGTTACATGTTTCGCCGTACATTTCCATACATGGAATTTGTACTTGTACTGGACGCGAGTCAGTTTCGCCTTTAACACCTGCGAACGGAAGTTTGATCATCAAACGTTCTGCCCAGAAAAAAGTGTTATCTGCATTACCGTCTGGAAGGAAACGTAGAGTACCACTCTCGCCTTCTTTCATATTCCAAAATGGGTAAATTGCGTTGTCGCCGCCGCCTTGTGAACCACCTGATGAACGTGTTTCTTGTTCTTTGAGCTTTGCTCGGATTTCTGCTAATGATGCCATAGTTAATGCCTCCTATATGTTGTGCCTATGTCGTGTTGTGTAGCTACATTGCTACGTTTGTGCCTTTTATGTTTGTAGCACAGTTATTAGTATAACATCTCTACAAACTTTGTCAAGTCTTTTTTTAAAGAAAAAACATAAAAACTTAAAGGGGTTAGCTGATTATCTTAAACCAGCTAACTCTCTCATTCTGTCGTAATCGCCTGTGTCTGGTGCTTCCATTTGCTGTGGTTGTGTACGCATTTGGAATTCGTCAAACTTTGCTGTTATTTGTTCGATGAAAGCCTTAGCAGGATCTATGAACTGCTCTCCGTAGTCTTTTTCGATCATTGTTAATACTGCTGTTTCGCCTTTTGGAAATACGCCGTTGTCTCTATCAAAGTAACTTAGTATGAATTCGCCTAATGGTGTCTTTTGTTCTTTTTCAAGTGTAATCTCGTCACCGTCTGGTCCGTCTATCTTGTCGCCTTTTTTCTTGCCGTTCATTTTAGCTTTTGCTACAGCACCTGAGTAGGCATTACCTTCTTCAGTTTCGCCCATCTTGTGACAACTATTACCTTTGCCTCTGCGATAACCTTTCCAGCACACTTTACCGTGACTACCTTTTTTCTTTTCTTCTGATACGTTCTTCCAACTTTGGTTACCGCACTCTTCACATACAGTATCTGAGAACTGACCCATAGTTTCTTCAAATGCTGCTTCTAGTTCAATTTCTTCTTTGGTCTTTTTATTCTTTTCAGCTTTGCTATACTTGTCTTTTAGTGCGCCTAGCTCTTCTTGTGAAGCGCCGTCACGTCCTGCGGCTGCTGCTTTGTCCATGTATTCTTTACCGTGCTTTTTAACACCAGTATGATACTGTAAGCCTGAACCTTCCATTACGTCTGGAATGCCGTTGCCGTTTTCGTCTTTCCACCAGCTACCTGTTTCATCGTGCGAGTCGTGCTTGCAATCACAGTCTGGCTTACAGTTATGCATTTGACATCCGCAATCTTCACAAGTATACTTACTTGCTTGGAGCTTAGTCATTTTTTCTTCTAGCTCTTCTGGCCCTACTAATTTTGCTTTTGTAGCTTCGCCGATTAGTTTATATATGTACGGAAATACATCTGCTAGTTCTTCATTAAATTGTTTGATAGTTAATTCGTCAATCCAATTTTCAGCAACATCACTTGGAACATCTTCTAGAACTGGGGATTCAAATGCTTCAAATGTTTCTTTGTAATATGCTGGCTTTTGTAAGCTCTCGATTGTTTTCTTAACTGTAGCAATACGCTCTTTAACAATGTCCGTATATCCTGATAGGCTTTCTGCCATTACAGCTGAACGACCCATATAATTTTTGAACTTGCGTAATTTTGCCATCTCTTCTGATAAGCCTACAATATGCTTACCAAAATCGTCATAGGCATTTCCACCTTCGCTAACATGTCTAGCCATTGCTCTTGCACCACTAAGGTGTTTAAATGGATAACGGAATCGTTCACCGTCAGATGATTCAATATAAATCTTTCCTATTTTTTGTGTACGCCCTGTAGCAGTTTCTTGATTAACGCTCTCAGTGTGCTTAATCATTATACGTGCTTCACCTATCTTTTGGTAGCTTATACGTGATGTACCATATAACTTTGTTTCATTCATGTTATTGTCCCCAGACTTTTGAGCTAAAAATTTATAATCTCTTTTATTTAAATTTGACTTGTTTATATTTCTTGTATCAAAATTAAGCAAACGTTTACGTGCAAATTGTCTTAGCTCTTTCAAAAAATCGTACCAAGATTTTTTAGTTAATTCGTCTTCATTAGTTACTAACTCATTACTGTAAATAACTGTAATTTCATTTTCGCTTACACTGATACTAACTTGCCCTAAGGACTTGTCATTTGCTGCAAACGGAAAATCAAAAAATCTAGCACTCATTGGATCGTTTGTAGGCGTAGCATCTTCGTCTCCGATTGTTACGTCCTTGAACCGTCCTCTTATTTTGCTAAACAATTCGTTGCTTATTTTGTTTAAGTCTTTCATAATGTATTTATCAACTCTTTTAATAGTTTGTACTTATGAAGATTGGCATAGGCATATCAGATTCGTCTAAATCTTGTTCTGCTTGATTAAATGTATCATACACTCTTGGATCCCAATCTTTTAGTACTTCGATCATTCTTAATGATAGTAGTGTTGCACTTACTAAATCATCTGTCATTCCTGACTTTGCTTGATAGCTACTACCTGTAGCAACAAAACCTTTTAGTTCGCTAATCAATGGTTTAGACTGAATAGTCATTTTATCGTTTTCAACCATTGTCTTTAATCTACTACATGCTGTAATTTTTGTTCCATGTGTTGTGTTAAATCCTTTACGGAACTTACGTACATGTCCTTTACGTATGGGTTCACTTACAAATAGCCCGGGTATATTTTCTTCGCCAAAATCCTGTATTACAATTAAACATGCTTCACCGATACCATTGTTTTCAACTGACCAATATATACCTTGTGGATTATTAGTTTCTTGTTGTATGTAATTGCAAATATCTGCTAGTACTCTTATTTGCCCAGGAATAGCAGTTTGATTGTGTTGCCACTCTGCTACTTGTTCGTAACTAGGTAATTCAAATACTTGTATAGCAGCAAAGTCGCCGCCAGTGCCCATACTAGGATCAAGTGCTATACAGTACGTATATTGATTTGTAGGCTTTTTGTACCAACGTGTCTGGCCCATATTTATTGTAGGCGTTATACCTTCCATAGCCGCAAGTTTAATACTATTGATTAATGTTTCGTCAAATACTAAGAATTCACACCCGTATTCACGTCTAAACTTTTCTTCGCCGATACGTCCAATTTCTGCGGCTTTCCATTCTTCGTCTCTATCAGGATGTTCGTTCCATTCAGCAACAAAACTATGAAAGCCATTTGACCCTAGTTCAGTTTCATTGCCGTGTGCGTCAAACTTCTCTTCTGCTTGTTTCCAAATAGTAGCAAATGTGTCTTCGTCACTGTTAGGTGTACTAGTAATAATAGCACGACCGCCTGTTGCTAGTGTAGGTGATATCGAAGTCCAAAACTCTTCTGCGATGTTAGGTTGCACAAACGCAAACTCGTCACAGTATAGTAATGAAATACTCATACCACGTCCAGTATTTCCAGTAGTTGTTTGTGCTACTATACGTGAACCATTTTCAAACTCAATTGAACCTTTATTGTAACTTGTAACTCCTGCTCTAATATGATCTGGACATGTTTCGTATACAAAACGTATACGTGCCATAATTTCTTGCGCACCAGTATATTTGTGTGCTGCAACGAGTACAGTTTGGTCCGGAACAAACATTGCATACCATGCTAGGTATATACTAGCACATGTGGTTTTGCCTGTTTGTCTAGGCATCATATTAATATTAAAGCGATAGCTGTGATACGAGTGCATTAGACGTAACTGATATTCATACGGATCAAACAACAACTTGCCTTGTACAGGATGTTGTATGAATGCAAACTTACGAGCAAAGTATAAGTATCCTGTATCCGGATCCATACAGGCCATTAGGTCTGCAATTTGCTCTTCGTTAAATGTTTCTTGCTTGTTAGCCTTCTTAATAAGAACGCCATCTAATGATTTCGACATACAATTACTTATCCAAAAAAATAGCACCCGTAGGTGCTATTTGGGTCCGCCCCGCTCAGTCGGTAGAACGTTCTTATTTCTTTTTAAACTGTGGAGGTACTACGCCTTTTTTAGGCTTACTTCCACCTTTGCTTTTCTTGTCACTAGTTTTTTGATTTAAGAAAGCAGGCTTATCGTCATCAGTACCTTTTTTGCCATCTGGTCCTGCGCCCATAGGCATCTTCTTTTCAGCAAGTGCTGCCATTAGTGTTGCTTTGATTGCTTCAACAGCCATTGCGTTGTCGCCATCTTGTGTAGCAGCGTATGCTTTCTTCTTGCGGTTTAAGTCATTGCCATCTGGAATAGCATCATGTGTATCGCCATAACGTGCATCTGGTTCGTTATCATAACCTTCTTCAATGCCCATATTAGCTAGTAGTTCAGGCACCAGTTCTTCAGGATCAGTTTCACCGTCGTTGAATGTTTGACCTCTTTCAACTGCTAACTGTTCTAGTTCGCCGTATAAGAACTTTCCTTCTGGTCCACCTTTAGCAATTAAATCCATTACCATTCGTGTTGGATTTTCTGCATTAGCAATCATATCAATAACAGCTTTTGTACCGCCTTCTTCAATTGCTTCGTCTTGGCCACCTGGCTCGTCTACAAGATCACGTAGTCTTTCCATGTCCATACGCATTGGCATATGATCAGGTGATACTTCTTTTGCATCCATTCCTGCGTTTTTCATCATATCAATTAAATCTTCTACATGCTCTTTGCCGCTTGCATTCATTGATACATTCATTGTTACTGGATTGCCTTTATCCATTTCCGGAGCACCCATTGGAGGCATACCTGCTGGACCTTCAATTGCATCCATTGATTCAATTAGTTTTTTCATACTCATAATATCAGCCTCCTACAACTGCTTTAGTGTTTTCTTTCATGTCAATATCAGCCGACTCACCTTGTGGTGCAGATTCTGCTGGATCATGTTCTCTTTCTTTACGTGCTGTTTCTAACTCTTTCAACAAGCTCATAACTCTGTTATCGCCTACATTCTCTTGTGCGCTTTCGCCGCCCAGTTCTTCAGTAGTTAGTTTAGCTTCGTATGGAGCACTATCTTTTAGTTCTTGATATTCTTCTCTAGGATCGTTAGCATTGCGTACAATTACGTGTGCTTGATCAATGTTGCAACATGTACCTACATACTCTTGTAGTACTTGACTAGTAGTTGGATAGTTAACTTCTACTTCAAAGTACGTAACTTCGGTATTTTGTAATTGTGGAAAATCTAGTGGACGTTCTTGAATTGGTGTTTTTTTGCCGCTACTCATTTTAACTACACTAAATTTTTGCATTGCTGTTTCAAGTGCATCAGTAAAGTTTTCAGGCAGTTCGCCTGCAACTCCTACTTTAAATTCGTAAGTTTTTTTTGCTTCGTTTAATTTTTCTAAAAATGTGCTCATGTAATACTATCCTATATGTATTATTTATCTTTATCCATACCTTTTAGACGTTGAAGTAGACTATTTCTATCAGTGACTACATAGCCTTCGCCGTTAATCATACCGTCTTCGCTTGGTCCGCTATCTTTGTCTAACTTCTCTTTTTTAAGTTGTAAGTCGATCATCTTTAGTTTTTTGTCTAACTTAGCAACTTTAGCATCAAGTCCTGTTTTCAACATACCGCCTGCTACTTCAAATACACGCCCGCTATAACGACTTTCAACATTCATACCTAAGTCCATTAAGTCTTCATATGCTTGCATAGCTTTATTTGCTACGTCATTAAGCTCTTTATCAGCTAGTTCACCTAATCCTTTTACTGCCGGCAATGCTGCTGATATTTTGTCAAACTCAGCCATGTCTCTAAATGCTTTTTGCTGTTGCTCAACTTCATAAGACTTTTGTTGGTCTTCTTGTTGCTCTGCATTTTCTACTATTTCTTTTGCGTCAGGCAGATTAAGTAAATCTTCTAGTTTTTTTGTCATAGGACTTTTCCATTATATGCTACTATTATTTATCATATCTACCTACGTCTACCTGTATGGAAAATATCTTCTTCGGTTACTATTCGAAATAATATGTTATTTTGTTTACAATAAGCCCTTGCAGCTTCCCATTTTGCTTGATTTATAATATAATGTGCTTTATTATGTTGCGAGTTGCCTAATTTATCTCGGCGTGCTTGATTTGACGGTTTAACTTCAATTAGTTCTACGTGTTGTTTTCCTTTAGCATCAGCATAGACTATAAAGAAATCTGGAACATATATTGTATGTTTTCCTGTAAGCGGATTTCTATAAGGAATACGTATTGCTTCACTAGCCCATTTTGCTACAGCAGGATGTTCGTCGCAAAATTTCATAAAGGTAAATTCCCAACCAGATCTATATGTTGGTGTTTTGTTACCCATATACTTGTCAGGGTTATTTAGATTAAATTTCCCTTGAGCAAATCTTCCCATTAGACAACTATATTTCTCTGTTCTAACTTGGTTATAACATTATTTATTTTGAAGCCTAATGTACTTGTTTTTTCTCTGTTTATATTAAGGATTTGTGATACAACATTACTTAGTTGTACGTCATCTAGTCCACGTAATGTATCAATAATTTTGAATACTGGAACATCTTCTTGTTGTGCTTGTTGTAATAATACTACTGCTGTATTCGTTGCTGCTAGTTTATCAAAGCCTCTTGATAAGAAATAACCAACTGCTGCATCAACTTCTTCTGCACTATAATATATGTCTTTCTTAAAGTAGCTATCAAAAAACTTTTTTGTTTTGTTTGCACTATCTGTAGTTTGTGTACTAGTGCTTACTCCTGAATTTGGCATTAGAATAATCCTTTTAATATACTACTACCAATTTGTTGCAACTTCTTATCTCCGCTGGACACTTTATTAATTAACTCATCAGTAATAGCAGAACGTTGTGTGTTTGGTAATTGATTAAATGCGTTTAATGTACTTACAGCATAGTTGTCAACTTGGCCTGTAGAAACGGATTGGTTAGTAAAAGTTCTAGCTAGGCTTGGATTACTGCGTAATTGATTACCTATTGCTGCGCCGTCAAGTAATCTATCATCTGATTGTGATAATGTCGATATAGGTGCAGTTGACGGTGGTGATGGAAAGGTAAAGTTTGAAAAACCACCAGGATCTTTTATAACATCACGTATAATAGTACCGCCGCCTGGAACTGAATCATTTCTAAATCTTACTAGAGGTCCACTATCACTAGGTATTCTAGTAGGACGGTCTTTTATTGAAGTACGCTGCGACGACACTGACCCATTAAGATAACTAGGTTCTAAATCATATCCTGTATCAGCATCTGCAAAACTGCTGTCACCGTCTCCTACACTACCTCTATTATAAATTACACCTTCATATACTACTGTTAGTGCATTTTGTAATATACCAACACCGTCACTTGCGTCAACCGAATCGTGTTGAAATTTTTCAATTAATGGATTTATTAATGTATAGCTTGTCCATTCTTTCCTTGATAATTGATATATTACTATATCTTTAAAGAAAGGGTCGTCAGGTGCTCCGTCTAATCCGTATCTAGGAACTTCGTTTGCGTATTTGTCTCTAACTCCAAAGCCAGTTACAGTATTAGAACTACTAAATTTATTACCATCTTGATAATAATATCTATAGTATTCTTCTAACATTTTAGTAGTTATGCCTACATTATCATCGTGTAATGTAATACTTACTGGATCATAATCAATCCTAGTTTGCATATTCTTAATTCTATTATATTGTTTTTTTGTTTCTATCTGCGTCGAATAACTTGGTAAATCAGCAGTCTTAACCAATGTACTAAGTTGTTTTTGAAAGAATGAAGTATTTGGATTATTACTAATGGCCGCGTTGTTTAGGTTAAACACTACATGATAAAGAAACTTAACTTTAGGCGCAAAGTCAAATCCGCCTTGAGTATATATTTGGTGAGCATGCCTTGCGTCTCTTAGATTTATTTTGTCTACTAACTGTGCCATACTAATATTTATCCAAATTATAAAGTGCGTACAAATAAGAAAAGGGGCTACTTAAAAAGTAACCCCTCTATAAAGGATGAATGCAGTTAAGTTATTAGCTTTGGCCTGTAACTAGAACTTGCGGACCATCTGTACCGCCTGCTGCTCTACCTACTGATTGACCTACTCCGCCGCCTATTGCGCCGCCTGCCTCAGTTTGTATTGCATTATCGTAACGAATGTTTAATGAAATTGTAACTGGATCATTAGTTGAATATGCTAATGTGTTGTAGTTAGCACTTTCAAGATAACAACCAACCATTTCGTATCTATCTAATACGTTGGCTTCTAAGTTACCATTACCACCGTCTAGAATTTCGATTTTAGTTTTGAACTTATATGTTCCGCCCGAAGCAGCTGATGCTTGCTCGTAGAAATCGAATTGTTTCTGTAGCTGTTGTCCAACAACACGTTGAATGTTGTTGTTTACATCTTCACGTAATGTAAGTGTAATTGGTTCCCAAGTGTGCTTACCAGCTAGGTAGCTTCTTGAGTTATATGCATCAATTGTAATTTGTTCAAAACTTACGTTTGGTCTTGTAACATCTACAACTTGACGTGTCATTTCTCTTAAGTCAGCACCTGCACCAAAGCCTTCTAAGATGACTCTGAAACGATACTGTAGTTTTGGCATCAACAAACTCTGGTTACTACCAGCGCCTTCAGTTGGTACCGAAATATTATTTAATGATGTGATTGGCATTCTATCCTCTCCTGTTCACAAGTATTTATCATATAACTGACGCTATATCTCAAGCGCCAGTTATATACGTAGTTTTAACCAAGTGCTGCTATTTCACCTGTATTTTTTATACGCAATGGAATGTATATAAATTCAATTGCTTTCACTGGCTCAATTGCAATGTCTAAGTGCAGTTCATTACGATCAATTCTTGCTGGTGTGTTGTTTGATTCATCACACACTGCAACATAATCGTAAATAGCTCTTAAGCTGACTAGTTCTAGTAAGAACGCATCTGCTGCTGCCTTAACTTGATCTCTTGTTATCTTATCGTTTGGTTCAAACAAGTATGGTCTTGCAAGTAACTCTAGCTGTCCACGCATGTAAACAGTTAGACGTGCAACGTTGATTCTGTCTAAAGCACTTGCATTTCTTGCACGAGTCTTTTGACCAAATACTACTAGTCCGCTTCCGCTAATAAACGTAATTGGGTTAATTGCATTTGTGTATAGTGTATCACGCTGTCCTGTATTAAGTGCAACACTCTTGAATTCACCTTCGCTAGTAACATATCCTGTTGCTGAAGCATTAGTAACTCCACCGCGTCTTGTACCTGCTGGAGCAAACCAAGGATAAGCAACTTGGTCATTTAGTATCAGTGTACGTAATGCCATGTAACTTGGAGGAACAACAACGTTATTACCTTCGTTATCACTTGTAAATCCTGCTGGGTAGTAAATGCCTAGATATTCATCTCTGCTTACTAATCCACGATCGTTATCTTCAACTGCTAGATTAACGTTTGTTGCCCATTCATTTAATGAAGTTGCATCTGGTGTTAATCTAAACGGAGTATCGCCAACAACAAACGCTGTTAAACGTCTGTCATAATTTAGTGAAATCATTTCACCAATTAGTTCTGGATATCCTGGTGTAGCAATTAAGTTAAACTGACGTGACTCTTCGTCACGGATTTCAGTGTTACTGTTTAGTTCTGCTTGTAAAGACTGTGTTACTGACTTACGCTGTGCGTGACGTCCAAATGTTCCTGAACCATCTGGTTGGTTACCAGAGTCTGTTACCCAACGGTGTGGATAATAAGTAGCCATTGACTCGTCTGCTGCACGATCGTTAGTTAATGAAACATCAACATAGTTACGCTCAAAACGCTTAACGTTAAATCCGCTTCTACGTAGGTTCCATAACAACATACCTTTTGGATATAGTGCTGGATCCGGTGCATCTGGATCTAAGTAGTTAGATGCCATTAGCTCTTCAATTGAAGCTGCGTCCGAATCAGCGCCTGCATCTGCCCAACGAGCATCTGCAAATAACACACCATTTTCAGTTGTTTGGTCTGCTTTGTCAATTAACTGCCATTCACTTGCTGCTGTCCAACGATACATTGTTGGAAAGTTTTCAATGTCTGCTGTGTCAATCCAAAGATCACCTGCAACTAGTGCAGAACCATCTGATTGTGTTTTTGGTTCACTAGCTGTAACTAATGGCCCTGTTGAGTTAGCTGTTGGAAATGCTGTTGAGTCTGCATATCCTACCCAAGTAGTACCATTGTGGTACAAAATATCAACTTCATCAACTACTGAACTATACCATAACTCACCTTGTGCAGCTAATGCTGTTGGTGCATCGTCGTCTGCTGTATAAGATAATGTACGCCAGTTACTAGCAACATACTGCTCTGGATTTGTAGTATCGTCAGTTCCTGGTGCATAGTCTAGGTTAATTGTTGTTGTACTTGCATTGTTTACGTCATATGGTGCAAATCCTGCTACTGCAAGATCACCACTTGTATCTACAAGTTTCATTTCGCCGCCACCAGCATGTGAAATTACAACTCTATTTTGTGCATCAACACTTGCTGTTATGTTTACAAATCCTGCACTGTTAATAGCGCCAGCCATATCGTCTGCATCAGCACTTGCGCCACTTCCAGTAAATGATATTGTTTTTGCGCTACTTAAAGTTGCTGAGCCTATAATGGATTCAGCCATTGTAAAGCTAACACTTGCGCCAGATAGTTGTGCTGCAATTTTTGCACTTTGTATTTTCGTTGCGCCTGTAGCAGCTCTACGGAAAATTTTGTAAGTTGCATCAATTGGTGTTGTGTCTGCAACGTCTACATTTACATATAGATCGCCTATTGCAAGATTCTTGCCACCGCCTGTTTTGTCTAGTGCTGCAAGAGCACCTGCTGCTGTGTCATACAATGGTGCTGGAATAGTTGACCAAAGTTTAGTATCATCATTCCACTGTTTAACAGTAAACGTTGCACCTGAATTAGGAGCAGTTGTTTGCATCCAAATAGAACCTGTCGGTCTTGGATTTGAATCTGTTGATTTATATTCTGGAACCGATGTATGTGGTGCTTCAGTAACAAATGGAGCATAATATGTTCCAGCTGTTAAGCCAACTGCTGTTAATAGTCCAGCATCTGAAGCCGGTGATGCATCAATATCTACTGAATTGTTATTAGTATAAATTTCTAATGCACCGTCAACTGCTGCTGCTGTAACACCTGCTGTTGCTAGGTTTGAATTTGAATTAATATCACTTGCTAATTGTGTTACTGTTGTACCTGTAGTTGTTACTGCTTCGCCGTCGATACTTAAATCTACACCACTTGGTACTGTTGGAGTATTTACTGTGCCTCTAATAGATGCCCATGCTGCTCTCCATGCATCACCACCAACTGTTACCCATGCACCAGCATTGTTTTTGTACCATAGTCTGTTTACAGTTGTAACTGCAACTAATGCATAATCACCTACTGCACCTACTGATGTTTTTGGTGTATAGTCGCCGCCTGCATAGTCTACTACTTTGCTAGTTTCAACAATAATTGTTGGTACTACTGAACTGAAGCTTTGTCCATTTGTTGATGTAATGGAAGCGCCGTTCCATTCTTTAACACCAACATTTGTGTTTAGTGTATCAAACCAGTAAGTGCCATCAAGCGGATCACCGCCTGGTGCTGTTGCACTTGCTTCTAGTTTTGATAAGTTAATATCTGCTCTACATACGTAAACTCTGTTTGTTACGCCTAGTAGTGAATACGCTGTTTGAAGTCCGTATTCGTTAAGTTCACCTGCGTGGATCATATTTCCGTTATTGTCTGAGTAGAACAACGGATCTCCGAATGTTTCCACAAGCTCTCTTTGACTTGTTATTAGGTAAGGTCTACCTTGGTTTGCTGCGCTTGTACCTTCTGCTACACCAGCTCCACTGCCTTTAACTTTGTCAGCTGCCGTTGCAACAAATATCATTGGTACGGTGCCTGCAGCCGCCGGAGTGTAAAAACTCTCGTCGATTACATTGACCTCTACACCTGGGGATACTAATGCCATATTGATTCTCCTATTGGACGGTTGTTGTATTACATGTATTTAGCACGTCTTGAACAAATCAGTGCTATAATCACACCGAAAAAGGTATCGAAAAGGTGAGGTAAATACAAGTATGCGTCCATTATGTAAATGCGGGCAACGTCCGGCAGCAATAAATTATAAAAAACACAATAAAGTATATTATCGTAAGTTGTGCGAAACTTGCTTGCGTAACGGAATAGGTCACGGCATACCTAAATGGAAACAAAAAGGTTATATCAAAAAGAACATTTGTGAAAAATGTAGTTATACAAGTAAGCACCAAGAACAGTTTAATGTGTTCCACATAGACGGTGATCTTAATAATTGTAGACCTAGTAATTTAAAAACAGTTTGTGCTAATTGTCAGCGTGTTATACAAAAAGAGGGAGCTGTGTGGAAACAGGGAGACTTACGCCCTGATTTTTAAATATTGTTTTGATTAGTGTATCAACATTTTTTTCTAGTCTATCTAACGTACCATTATTATCAATAGTATAATTACACATCCATTGTTCAATGCTCATTGACTGATAACTTTCTAAAGGTAAATGGTCTGTTCTATCTACCCATATAGCATAATCAAATATTTCTTCATTTTGCATTGCAAAAAATTCACGCTTGTTTCGTAGTCCACAATAAATGTCATGTTTAGCAAATAGGTTACGTCCTAACTTTGCTAAATCATCACTACAATAATTATGTATCATATTGTACCATTCAGTACGATGATTATGTCTATCTGTATAACATTCTTCTTCGTTGGCATACCCGTATTGTTCTTTTAAATCTTTATAGATAAAAAGTTCTGAACAAAATTTACTTGATGATTGAAATGTGTATCCGTATGCTTCTAGCATTTCGCATACAGTATCTTTGCCGTGACGGCCATGTCCTACGACTAATAGTTTGGGTAACACTAACGACTCCTTATTGAATATACTTTACAGTATATACTACATAAGCCAGTATGTCAACCGTTTTATCCGATTAAGAATCCGTATCCAGTTCCGCCTGCAACTGCTAGTCCTACTTCTTGTTCTAGCTTTTCCATTTCAGCTTGTGCTTCTGCTTTGAGTGTTTCTCCGTTTAAGGTAGAACCACCTTGTGGTCCAGCAATAGTAGCAAACTTACTACGTGCTTCGCCTAACATATATTTACAGCCTGCTAATGTATAATCTTTAATCCATTGTTTTGCTAGATAGTCGTTTAATAATTCTGAATCAGGACGTAAGTTGTATGCATATATTAGTAGCGTTTCTTCTGCTCTAGGGCGTTGTAGTAATGTTAATTTTTTAGTTGTATTATTCCAAGTAAACTCAATAAATGATCCAAACATTCTACCTACTAGTTCTTGGTGTTGAGAGAACATATCATATGTTGCTAGACCTCCCATTTTAGATCCTGACAGCAAGTATGTATTTGTATATGCTAAGTTAAAGGGTTCAAATAAACTACCGCCATCTCCGCCGCCGGTTCGTGAACCAATTGATCTACGAAATAACTTTCGTACTTCCATTACTTCATGCGGCAATGTATATTCATTTTGGTCTACCACTGTGGGCATAAACAAGTATGATTCTTCTACTGAATTATCTGAACGCTGTCTAAAGCGACTCAATGCCTTTTGCAAAGCTGTTTCATAATGTATTGGATCAAGTTCGACATCAATCATGCCACCTCCGAGGAAGGCATTAACATAATCAAACACTTCTTGTTTCTGAGTTACTAAATTCGACATATATATTCTCCATTAGTATTTAGCTAAATATGTATATGCCAAGACTATCATTATACAAACCCGAACGTGGCGCTGATTACAAATTTCTAGATAATCAAATTCTAGAGATGTTTACTATTGGTGGTACAGATATCAATATACACAAGTATATTGGAGCATCAAACCCTGATGAATCAGATGCAACTGCTGACCAACCAAGGTATGATCAGTCATCAGAATCTAATATACAGGATCTATTATTTCTTGAAAATAGAGATAGAAAATATGATCCGGATATTTATGAAATGCGAGCTATTTACAATGTTCAAGATATTGACTTTGATTTAAGTCAATTTGGATTATTTCTAAGTAATGATACATTGATGATGACTATACACATTAACAGTAGTGTAAAGACCCTTGGTAGGAAAATTATGTCAGGTGATGTCATCGAATTGCCGCATTTGAAGGACGAATACGCAGAAAATGATTATAGTGTTGCACTTAAAAGATTCTATGTAGTTGAAGATGTTAATCGTGCAGCAGAAGGCTTTTCGCCAACTTGGTATCCGCATCTATATAGACTTAAATTAAAGCAAATATACGATGGACAAGAATTTAAAGATATATTAGACTTACCTGCTAATGAAGAGGAGCCAGGCGGCAATACTCTTAGAGATGTTCTGTCAACATATGAAAAAGAGATGCAAATTAATAATGCTGTAGTACAACAAGCAGAAGCAGATGCTCCACTTAGTGGGTATGATATAAGTCATTACTATTCTGTTGCATATAATGATGACGGTACTGTTAATCTTAAGACAGCAGACGATGCTGATTTAGATGCAAGTAATATTTCAACTGATGCATCTGAAGTTACTGATCGTCCAGATAGAGCAGGATATAGTGGCTATTTGTTAGGCACAAAAGATGCGCCAAACGGAGCTCCTTACGGTATGGGTATACAATTTCCACGGCAAGCTGAACAAGGCGACTATTTTTTAAGGTCAGACTTCTTGCCAAATAGATTATTTAGATATGATGGCAGAAAATGGGTTAATCAAGCACAAGATGTAAGAATGACAATGAGCAATGAGATTGTAAGAAATACCTACAAAACACAATTTATTAACAACGAAGCTACAAATGACATTAATGGTGAAACAATTGAAGAAAGACAGAGTTTATCAAAAGCACTTAAACCAAAGGCGGATAACTAATGCTGCATTTTTATGACGGACAAATTAGAAGATATATTACACAAGTAATTAGACTATGTAGTAATTTTTCAATTGACATGGATGGTACATTAAAGCAAGTACCTGTTATGTACGGTGATCTTACACGACAAGTTTCAAATATTATTAGAGATAATAGTGAAAATAAATTACCTAGTGCGCCACGTATGGCAGTTTATATTACTGCACTTGAAATGGATAGAGACAGACTTGCAGATGCAACCTATGTTAGAAAAACAAATATAGTTGAACGTGCATACAATGACGAAAATGAAGAATATGATAATTACAAAGGCAAAAGTTTTACTATAGAAAGAATTATGCCGACACCATATTTACTACGTGTCAATGTAGATATTTGGACTAGTAATACTGATCAAAAGTTACAAATACTAGAACAAATATTAGTATTATTTAATCCTAGTTTGGAAATACAAACTACAGATAATTATATAGACTGGACAAGTTTATCAGTTGTAAATTTAGAAAACTTACAATTTACAAATAGAAGTATTCCAGTTGGAGTTGACAGCGAAATTGATATAGCAACACTTACACTAAGTGCGCCAATTTATATTAGTCCTCCAGCAAAAGTTAAACGTATGGGTGCTATTACAAATATTATTACAAGTATGTTTGATGAAAATAAAGGTACTATTGATTTAGGTGAAAGTTTTCCAGAACTATCAGCTTACGACGACTTTCCAACGCCAGGCTCAACTACTGGTGATTATGGTACAAAAACTACTACAGAAGTTGCTGATCAAATGGCCAATACTAACTATCAAAGAATGGGTGTATATGTATCTGGAAACGTAGCACAAATTATTGCAAGAGGTGCTGTTGGTCAATACAGTTGGCGAGGATTAGTTGAAAACTTACCAGGAACATATAAAGCAGATATTTCTAGAATTTTCTTAACTAACAAAGATACTAATGTACTAATTACAGGTACTATAGGTATTAACACACTAGACGAAACTAAATTAATTATTAATTGGGACGAAGATAGTTTTCCAGACGATACTGTTATAAGTGGTCCAAATGGCGACCGTACAAGTATTGATTATATTATTGATCCTCTTACATTTAATCCTACTTCAGTAAAGGTAGCCGGAACACGTATACTATTATTAGAATCTATAGGTGACGCTGATAATACAGAAGGTCCTGCTGCTTGGCAAAATGCTGGTGGTGTTAATTTTGTAGCCGATGCTAATGATATAGTTGAATGGAGCGGCACGAATTGGAGTATAGTATTTGATTCTAGTGAAGTTACTGAAACTTCTTATACTACAAATTTAACTACTGGTGTTCAATACCGATTTAGCAACGGATCTTGGTTTGCAAGTGTTGACGGTGAATATCCAATAGGAAGCTGGAGAGTAGACCTCTACGGATAATTATTTTTATGAGTGAAAAAATAATCTGTAGCGGAGCACTATTCTATTCGTTATCTACAAAAAGATTCTTACTTCTACATAGAGCTAACGGTAAACGTAGTAATATGTGGGGACTTGTTGGCGGAACCAACGAAGGTGTAGAAACACCTTGGGAAGGACTACAGCGAGAAATTGTAGAAGAAATAGGGTCGTTGCCTGAAATCAAAAAAACTATTCCATTAGAAACATTTATATCTAATGACGAAATGTTCTTGTTTCATACATATTTGTGTGTTATTGACAACGAGTTTTTACCTGTACTTAATAGTGAACACAATGGTTATGCTTGGGTCGAATTAGGAAAATGGCCTAAGCCATTACATCACGGATTAAGAAATACACTTACTAGCAAAACAAACTTAACAAAATTAGATACAGTTTTTAAATTAATAGGATATTTGTAATGGACGGCAATGTTGTACAACATGAATGGGGTAATGAAATAGTTTGGGCAAATACTGAATTATACAAAGGTAAGATTTTAGTGTTTAAAGAAGCAGGTAGTAGAACACCTATGCAATATCATAACAATACATTGAAAACGTTTTTTGTAAATTCAGGTACATTTCAATTAAGGCATATTGATACAGCAGATGGTCAAATGTACGATATTGAACTAACAGAAGGCTCTACATTTAATATAAATACAAATAAGCCCTACCAGCTTACTGCACTAAATGCTCAAAGTAGTATATCAGAAGTAAGTAATAGTGTAGAGAATGATGAATTTTATATTGTGCCCTCAGGAGTTAAGGAATAAAGATGTTACCTAAATTACAAAAACATTCTAAGCATATACAAGAAGTAAAGACGCTTAGAGATTCTGCAAAGAAAGTTAAAGATCAAAAAATTAAAGCAGACCTAAATATGCTTACTGACAAGTTAGTTGAATTAGTTGACATGATTGATGTCGGTCATACTACTAATCCTAATGGTCATATTACGCCTGCTTTGATGCAAGAGCCAAGAACACAGATGAATATTATAAGAGCTCAAGCTAGAAAGTTGCTTGACGATTATAGTAAATCAAATAACGCTTAGTCTTTTAAGGCTAATTGCACCAACCATTGAAACATGAGATTGGCATTGATATCTATATGATCCAAATAGTGTTTCTGGTATTCTCCAATATAACACCCCGCTTGAATTACCTTGGGCTGCTGCACCAGTTGTAACTGTTCCTGTTGTACTGACATGAACAACACCTGTGTTATATGCTGTTCCTGATCCGTCTTGTATTTCAAAAGGATGTCCGCCAACATTAGTCAAATCAAATGCAATTGTTGTGCCACTTAGTGCATATATTGTAGGATTATTACCTAAATAATGCGGTTCAAAAGTATAAGAAGTTGCTCCTACATTATCAACTCGTAACATAGCTATAGCAGGTTCATATATTTTAGCAACATTTAGTCCTGCTGCTGTAGCATCAGTAGTACCACTAAATGTACTAGAGCCACCACCGCCACCACTACCAGTTTGGTCAGCTACCCATGCATAGTCACTGCCGTTCCAGCTTAGTATTTCATTGGTGCTTGCTGAAGATGTATTCAAGTGTGTATCAACATCAGAGTTTGTATAACTGCTTCCGCCTCCACCGCCGCCTGAACCTGTGTAGTTAATTGTAATTACATCTCCTACTATAGCAGTACCTATATCAGTTCCGCCTGTAATAGTAAGTTCATCGCTTGTAGTATTAGCACTTGTTTGGCCGCTATCTGAATTAATTGTTGTCCAAACATTCTGTGCCGCTAAAGGTGCTGATGTAGTCACAACATTCCATGCTGTTCCGTCCCATTGCCAAGTTGTATTATTTGATGTATATACGTCATTCACACTTGGTGATGTTGGAAAATCAAATTTAGCCATAATTAATCCTTTTTTATATTTATCCTGTATTTACGTTTGTGTTAGTTATATTACTTGCAACAGTAATAGGTTGTATACCATATTTACTGTAAAGCATTCTATTTGCAGATCCCATAATTGATGTTGAAAATGCACTATAATCGTTATCAAGTCCAGTATCGTATATTTCTGCCTTTGTATCAGCAACAATTCTATTAAACAATTCAGCTGGTGTTAGTTTAGGTTTTACTTGTAAATGCAAACATGCCAATCCAGCAACTTGTGGCGCTGCCATACTTGTGCCGCTTATGTTTGCTAGATTAAAGTTATCATCGTAGGCACCTGTTGAAGCGCCAAAAACTGTTGTTCCACTAGCTGAACTTATTATATCTGTTCCTGGTGCCCAAATATTTACTCCAGGACCTTTACAACTACTTCCGGCTGTTTTGTCTCTTGGTGTTCCGCTAATGCTTGTAGTAGTACTATCTATATTACCTACTATAAATGCCTCTGTTGAATAAGGACTACTACCTCGGTGATAAGTTTCGTTACCATTTCCTAAATCTACCTGATTGTTATAATCATCGCCTGTAGGCTCATCAATCTTGTAATATGAATTTCCGCTTGCAATAACAACATGTACACCAGCATCAATAAGTTCTTCTATATCAGTATCAACTGATGCTACTCTTACTGGTATACGTCTAGCTACAAGGCCGCCGCTATTTAATTGCGGGACAATACCATATGCTGCCCAAAGTTCGTTACCAGTTTCTGCATTGTAAGTCCAGGGTGTTCCTCTATAGGTGCCGCCTGTTGGGTTTGTTTGTGTACGAGTACCGCTATATCCCCAGCTCATATTAACTATAGTCGGGCGTCCATTTGTTTTGTTGTTGTGCCATTCTTTAATTGTATCAAAACAATCTGCAATTGATATGCCGCCATTAGGATCAGTTGGTCCTTGTAAACCGTCAACCTTCATTGCATATATTGCTGCACCTTTGGCAAAGCCGTATGTTTTGCCTGCACTGCCGCCTGCACAGTGAGTACCGTGTCCATGAAAGTCAGTATAATGATTAGTTGGCATTGCGCCAGGTAATCCACTAGCAGTAAACCAGTCAATTTGTTGCAATCTACTAACACCGTTAGCATCTTCCCATTCAGGGTGATCTGCTTGTATTCCAGTATCTTGAATTACTATATCTACACCTGCGCCGTCAAGTGCATATTCGTAAACTTGTGTATCAGGATCGTTTGACGATCCGTAATTGTTTGTAGCACTATTAGTTCTACGTAATCCCCAATTTGCATTTGTGTTAACAGGTTGTGTAGTTTTGCTAAAGTTAAAACTTTGTGAAGCATTTAGCCCAATTTCAATGTCATTACGGTATTCAGGTGGTATTTCTATTTCAAGTACTCTCGGGTCATTGCGTAATTCATTTGCTTCTTCGTCAGTAAGCATCCAATGTGTCATGCGCTTAGATGCATGTCTAGGGTTAGCAATTACAACTTGCCTGTTAGGAATAGGGCCGTGTCCTTGATTTGCTGCCATTTCAGCATCAAATACTTCTAGGTCTATTCCTTTTTTAACAATTACAATGTATTCTTTTTCCATAATATTATCCTGTGTAAGGTACAAAGTTACCTAGCCTATATATTGTATTAATATCGTTTACCAAATGCCATGAACTTCCGCCTAGAACAGCATCTGCTCCTGATGCAGCACCGAGCCATACGATAGTTGGATTATCCAAAGATTGACTTTGTAATACCATGCCTTGTATAGTTCCGTAATTTGATGGATTAGCACTAGATGTATTAATATTAGAGTCAGTAATTTCTACCCAAACATCATCTACGTCTATACTAGTACCGTTCATAAAATGAGGATCGCCAGAGCCTAAAAATCTATACCTAACAGCATTTAGTGTTGGGCCTGCGTCAGTAGTTTGTGATGTTTGTATATTGAAGCCAGAATCCCATGTCTTATCATTAGCATTATCGGCATAAAAAGTTACAGTATTTCCTCCTGTAACTCCAAAACCTCCCGAAGGTATCTTTGCAACTTGGTTGATAACTCGAAATGGGCTACCATTATGGCAAGAATAATGTAATCTTATAAACGGATCACCTGCGCTAGTTGCTCCGGCTATTAAGCTATGTACAAAATTTGAGCTGGCATAAACAGTGTCTACAGTTTCGTACTCATTGCTAGAATTAAAATAACTAAGATCGTTGTATCTCGCAAAAAATGCGTGTTGCCTGTTCACAGTCCATGAATGGTAGTATTGTGCTGTACTCCATGAGCCGGACCATCCTAGTAATCTAATAATAAAATAACTTGTGTTAGGTACGTCATCATAATCAAATGTTAGCTGAGGATCGTTACACCGTTCACTCCAAGCTGTCCATAATTGATTTGTAGTAGAATCGTATTGTATTCTCGGTCCACCGCGTGTATGATTATGATTGAGATATGTAATGTTATAGTCATAATCTTTAAAAGATGAATTCACGCCGCCTCTAGCTCTCTTGAAAGATGTAATGGCATTTGTATCAGGATAATATTCAACTAAGAAAGGAACATCAGTAGCAGCTGAGATTTGCGAGTCGCCAAAGAAGATGCCAGTTACTACAACTGATCCTACATTAGAAATATAAGTGGCATCAGACATTATCATACTCCAGTCACCGGTAGTACCAATATAAGGTTCTGAATAAGTGTAATCGTCAACGTTTGTTCCGACTCCTGTTAACACTCTATTACTTGAGTATGCGCCTGCTGATGTATAGTTTACAAAACAAATCCTTGACTCTAAACCTTGATCATCTGTGTTATATCCGCCGTTCATACAAAGTGTGTAACCTGAGTTTCCTCTAGGTATTAGAGTGCAACCATCATACCTATATAATGTATATACAGATGTACCGCCAAATGAGCCCCATGACATACGTTTCATATAGACAGTACCGTTTGATAGATTAGAAGGATCAATAGTAGTCATACCCAATCTAGGTGCAGCAAACTCTCCTGTCATACCATTGGCACTGTTGTCCGTGTTTTCGTTACTAAGTAGAAATGCAAAACCAATATCGCCTGTTGTAGAATTATATGACATATCCATAGGCGTCATACGTCCGTAATTTGGGTCTTGGAATGTGCCAAAGTTTGAACCGTTTCTAAATGTTCTTCTAGAAACAATTTCTCCATCAGATTTAGCAACTTTCATTATTGTAAATCTGTCGCCTACAGTTCTATCAGCCCGGGCGTTTTCTGAATAATGTATAAAATACAAATAATTAGCATCTTGTGTCATTTTAAATAGTAGACGATCAATTTCTATACGCCATATATTTTCACCGTTTTGATCGTCTGCATATATGTAATTATCATAAGGATCTTGCGGGCTAATCCATGTCCAATAACTCCAACCTTTATAACTGCTAGTTTCTCCTATATCTGCTTCTGCTAATAGACCTCTACCACCGTTATAGCCATCGGGTAAAGCAGCAGATGCTAGATAATACGTATCAGGTCCTGCACTTGTATCGTTAATTTGTACAATAACACTAGCTTGTCCATTACTCAATGAGAGAGTCATATTCTCTGTGCCCTCTGTAGTTACATCTTGTGATGTTGTAAATGTTAAGGCAGCAGTATTACTATTAACAGTAAAGTTACCAGTAATTGCACCACTTGATAAATCACTAGCACCTATACCTGTGATTGCATACGGAACTAATGTTCCGTCATCAACTTCTGTAGTAGTTAGTGTTATTGTAACACTTTGACCTTCATTGATAGATGTCGCTGATCTTGATAAACTGTATGTAGCTGTGCCGACCCAAATGGTTGTTTCTCTTGTTACAGTAATATTGTTTATATCTGTTTGAAAAACATTATTTGTAGTTGCATACCCTGATGTGTATCCAGTGCCATTAGATCCAAATGGTACTGATCCTACACTAGTAATTCTATAACTTGTATCCGTAGTAAGACGTTGTGCAGTTGCTCCCCTACTGTAGTTAACAGTATCATCAATATTAAAATCACCAATTTGTGAACTAGGAGCATATCCGTTTAAACTTTGTAACACAAATCCATCAATACGTCCTGAGGTACTTGTTTGACTTCCTGCTAACCACCAATTTTCATCTGCGTCAAGATTAAAGTCGTATGCATTAATATCAGTATAACCTGTTCCCGGAGTAAACTTTCCTTGCCATGTATTGTCTTTGGTTACAAATATATCATTGCCAAATGTAGCAGCAAAGAATTCGTCTCCTGCAGAATCAACTTGCACAAAACTTCTAAGATAATCAGTTGAACTTGTTGTAAAGTTTGCTGTAGCCATAGTTGATGAGCTAAATGTAGATCCTGATGAGTTTGTTGCTCTTACAAATCCGTGCCCGGCATACGTACCACTAGGTTGGTTAGTAGGCATATAGATATAATTTGTTCCTGAACTACTTTTTGCTATTCGACAATTTGCATAAGGATATCGTCCTCTGTTAGAATAAACAAATCTATAGTTGCTTAATACCGAATCAAGTGATGTACTAATTACAGTAATCTTTGGATATATTATAGAAGCAAATCCACCAAGTACTACACCAGCTGGTGATATTAGTACATTTTCAATATTATATGTACCCGAAGAAGAGTCTAACTTTCCGTGTGTAATCGAACTACCCCAAGTAAATTTAGATAAAAGTCCCCCTGTACCATTACCGTCACTGGCTTGTCCACCTGCAAACAATTGTCCTGCATTATTTACATCACAATCGTAATATGCTGCTTGTGTTACAGATCCACTATCACCTGAAGTACCTGATATAAATCTATCTGAATCTTCTACTAGATTATTATCAAATCTAAGAGCAATTGCATTATTTTGTCCGTCGTTTGTATAGCCTACTACAAATAATTTATCTTGAGTATCGTCATAAGCACATGATGTAAAGTAAGTATTTGATCCACTTACTCTAAATCTATGCCATCTTTCTAAACCGTTAGTTGGCGAATATTTAATTATAACGCCCCATATAGCCGAACCTACAGTAGCAGTACCTACAACGAATTTTTCTTTTTCAGCACTATAGCAAGTTTTTGATAAAGTTATATTGTTGTTACTAAATTGTATTCTATCATGAAATGTACTTACTGTTGAACTGCTATCTGTTACGACTACATTAAGTACTGGAGATCCAGTCACAGCCCCGTTTGTAGTTACCGAGTCCATTGTAAATGTTATAGTTTCTAAGTTTTCTGCTGTAGTATCTGCTGCTATTGTTAGTGTAACTTGTGCAATGTAAGTGTTGCCGCCTGAAGAACTAAAGTTTACAGTTCCGTTTAATGCGCCTGCAGAAATGTCACTATTATCAATTCCTGTAATTCCATAAGAAACACTATCGCCAGTTAACGCCCCAGTTCCAATCATACTAAAGATTATTGTTTCGCCTTCTGGAACATAAGTTTTGTTTGCAGTAACACTAAATGTAGGAATACTAGTATCAACAATGTCAACATCAACAAGTGTATTTTCATTATCTACAGTTAACCTAAAGGTTTCAAGACCTTCTGCTGCTAAGTCGTTTGCTACAGTAAATTCAATACTATCGGATCCGTCTGCTTCAGTTGTAAAGTTTCCAGTAAGACTTGCTCCGCTGATATCATCAGTAGTTACTCCAGATATTACATATGGTATAGCAGTGCCTATGTCAGCGTTAGTTGTACTTAAATTAATTGTAAAGCTATCGCCTTCGTTTACACTATTTGATGTTGTCGATAATCCATAAGTTATTGGTAATGGTTCTACGCTTGTATCGTTAATTACAGTTTGTATACTAGACTTTCCGTTGTCCAATGAAAGTGTAAGTATTTCATTTCCTTCTGTAGTTAGGTCTTCTGTTATTGTTAAGTTTAACGTAGCAAGCCCACTGGTAATTGTAAAGTTGCCTGTTAAACTTGCACCATCTATATCTGCACTAGACACACCAGTGATTGTATAAGGTACTAGTGTACCATCAGTTATATTTGTTGTAGTAAGTAAGTATCCAGCACTTGCGCCTTCGTTTACATTATTTGAACCGGTTAATGAATAAGTAGGTTTACTAGTATCTTGAATTGTTACTGAAACACTATCTGCACCACTGTCTAGTGATAAATTAAATAATTCGTTACCTTCTTCTGTTATATCTGGTGTTGTTGTAAATGTAATACTGCTACTTACTTGTGGCCAAAAGCCTGACGAATAAATTAATCCTTGCACAACAACATTTTCACCAGCTGTTGGTTCAGTAGAAAAGTTTGATGGTAAGTTTATAGTTAACGTAGTACCTGTAAGCGATACACTGTCTACAGCTAATATTTGACCGTCAAACTCTATAGTACCACTACTTACATATGTACCGCTTGGTATGTTACCAGTAACATCAATATCTACGCTAATTGGCACCGTATTGTTGTAGCTTGATACCTGGAAATTAGAGTCAGGTACTGTAAAGTTACCTGTTAAACTTACACTATCTATATCTGCACTACTTACGCCTGTAATTGTGTAGGGTACTGATGTTCCTGAAGCTACGTTTGCTGTTGATAGTGTAATGTCAAATGTATCTGATTCTTCAGTTACACTTAATGCTGTTCTAGTAAGATTATAATAAGGAGCACCAGGTGTTGGAGGCTCAATGCCGCCTCCAGGTGATGTTAACGTTATAGTTCCGAGCTGTGCTAAATCTGTGAGTCTAGGCATATGTTATCCAAATGTTGTTAATGCGCCAATTACGTTCCAGCTTGCTGATTGTCTAATTAGACTAAATGTAACTGAATCTAACTGTCCGCCGTTGCCAGAAGGTGTAGTTGCATCTAACCATAAGATAGACTGTGCTGCTCCGTCAATTTGTAAAGCTGTAGGTAAGTAAGGTGTTCCGCCTTGCGATATTAATAATGTTACAACTATAACCCTATTATCATCTGTTGGTATATTTGTTAAATTTGCAGTAAAGTTTCCTGATAAACTTGAATGATACCAAACTGCTCCAGTATCATAATCATGTTCAACTACACCTGTAGCTGAAGTTTTCATATTAAGTTTTTCTGAACTTTTAAGTATTACACCGAGGTCTATTTCGCCGTTTATAACAATACCATCTGGTGCTGCAATTGATAAAGTAGTTGCACTAGTAACTGATGCTCCGCCTACGCCTGTATTTACGAAGCTAGGAGCTGATACTGATGTTGAAGCTGCTATTGCTCCCGTAATGTTAATATTACCTGTGCCAGTAATATCACTTGTATTAAGATCTAAGTCGCCGCCTAGTTGTGGTGCTGTATCATCAACTACATCGCCGCCGCCGCCACCGCCGCCACCGCCGGTTGCTGCTATTTCGATTGTATTTGCAACAGCATCGGCAGTAAGTGTAACGTTTGCTCCTGCTACAAATGTAATTTCATCTGCGCTATCTGTTGGTGCCAGTGTGTCAGTATCAACCGTAAACTGTGTAAATGCATCTGTTTGTGGTACACTAGGTTGTATCCAATACTCGTCTCCAGAAGCATCATCTGCTCTAATGTATAACACACCGGTTGAATTATTAAACCAAATATTTCCTACTATTGGACTCGATGGAGCATTTTCACCTACTGCAATACTTGCTGATTCGTCACTACTGCTGCCTGCACCTGGTTCAACAATACTAATTGAGTTGCCCATATTTTGGTGTCTTGTACAATAGTAGTATAACGTAGTTGGCGTATCTTTAGTTACAAGCAAAAATACTCTGCGGTCAGCTGCTGATGCAAATTTAGTGCCTTTGTATATTTCTTGAGTAACTTCTTTACCATCTAGTTGATATTTAACATTGTTTTCATAAACTGCTCCAAATGCTAGTTCTCCGTTTGGTGTTTCACTAAACGAAAGGGGGTGTTGATTATTAACTCCGCCGTCTGGATTTGGATAGTATTCGTTTGTTTGATCGCTTTGATCAAAAACATATGTATAACCTATAACTAATTGTAATTCAGGAGCCGACACGTTATTAAACACGTATTTGTTACTAACTCCGTTATTATCAATTGTTGTTGTGTATTCTAAACTTGCTACACCTGCTGTACCTGTAATAGTCGACAGGTTAGCTGTGCTTGCAACTGTATATCCTCCACGGGTATTTCCGTCATATAAACGTAGCGTGTTTTCATCTCTGTTATAGAAAATTTCACCGCTTGCCCCTACGTTTCTGTTTAGGAAGTTCTCATCGCGTGGAATAATGCGTATGCTGTTACTGATTGTTTGTGCCATTTAATTTTCCTGCTTCTACTAATGTATTTATTCAAAAAACATTTACAACCCACCGCCCGAAGCATAAGTAGATATATGCACATACATCATTTTTCTAATTTCTTTAGGTCTCAAGATAACTTCTTCAATAACCCTGATAAAGTTGTTGATTTAGCTAATAAACTGGACTTTATAAAGTCTCCAGTGCATCCTGGTACACGTACAAAAAATCTATTTGAAATTAATCAAGAATGCGCAAGTTTTGGTACTTACCTTGCAAAGCGTATTGCTGACGAAATATTTATCGGAATGCGTAATCTTAAAATAGATATTAGATTCCATAAAAACGATGTATATGATGACCCTGATTGTAATGCAGGATGGATACACAACGATCCAGTAAAAGTAGCTGGTGTTATATATTTGAATCAAGGTCTGTTAGATATGCAAGCAGGTACTAGTATGTTTGCAAAAACATCTAATAGAAATTTTTCTACTCCTGATATAACTTCTAGAAATAAATTTAATTTAAGTAAAGAAATTACACAGCAATACAAACAAGATTTAGAAGATAACCATAGTCATTTCAAAGAAACTCTCAAATGTGGCAATGTGTATAATCGACTAATTGCATATGATAGCAGTATTTTTCATAGACCTAATAATTATGTTATTAATAACGGCGAACAAAGATTATCTATAATATTCTTTATAGAACATTATGAATATACACAACCAAAAAGTTTATTAAGTGTAACTCCTGATTGGAACGACCGATGATGTTACTTCGAAATGGTATGTTTGATGTACCTATCTACACAGCAAAAGCTACTAATCAAAAGTTAGTAAAGGAATACTTTGCTGATACTATTATTCCTAACTTACCTAAATCACCTAATGCAGAACAGTTAAATCTTTATAGTGATTATTTTCCAGGTGCAGATAAATTAGATGACGAATTTTTAAAGTTCTATAATACAGATATAGAAAAGTTTCATTTAAAGGCAGGCTTTAACAAGAACATAAGTTGGAACAAACGTGTCCATGCATGGTACAATGTAGGTAGTAAAGGTCAAATGCAAGAAGAACATGACCATATGGGTGGCTATCCTAGTTGTGTATATAGTGCAATACATTATGTAATATATGACAAAGACGAACATACACCAACAGTATTTAAGAATCCGTTGTATGCATTCTACGGTAATTCACATATGACAAAAAATTCTAATAATTTACCGTATGATTGGAAGAGGTTACATATACCACAAGTTCAAGAAGGCGACTTAATATTTTTTCCTTCATTTGTACCACATAGTGTTGGCGCACAAACATCTGAAAAGTTACGTGCAACAGTAGCACTAAACTTATATACACACGAGGAAACAAATGTTTAATTTAAAAAATTCGTTAGCAGAAAAACAAAATATATATGAATTTGAAATATTTCCAGAGTGGATGATAAAAGCAGGGCAAGAGCAATTTACTCAGTTTGGTTTTGAATACGGGCACCACGGAAATACATTATCTGATGGTAAGCCTTATTTTGGAAAGATGTTATATCTTTTAGAAAGTAATCATGATACGCAGAAGCCACATGTAGTAATGAACGTATGTGATGCTATTAAATACAATATACTTCCTACAGTAGATCCAGAAGGTACATTTGAAGGTTGGCAAAGAATTGCTGTGAACGGACAGTTACCTGGACAGAGTCCTGAAAAGCACGTAGACTCTACAGACAATGAACTTATTTGGACTGCTGTTTACTATGCCACTGACAGCGACGGTGATACAGTATTCTATCAGTCTAATAAGAATCCAACTACTGAAGTTTGTAGATCAACGTATAAGCAAGGAAAGATTGTGTTGTTTCCAGGAAGATACTTACATCAAGCACATACTCCGACGCAAAACTGGAGAGTTTCAATAGGAATAAGTTTTATGTTTAATACTAAAATTAATAAGCAACTTAGGATGGATCGATAATGGAACACTTACCTTTATTTCCACAGCATGTATATAAATTTAAATGTAGTAACCATGATAAAATTAAAGAACATCTTATGAAGTTTGTACTTCCTGCATTTGAAAAGAGTGAACCTAACGGCGGATCACAAAGTATTTTTACTGATTATATTCCGGGTACTGGTGCTATGGTAAACTGGAAATTTATACATAGCTTATTTTTGCCTGATATAAACAAAGCATTAACACATATAGGCTTTAATATGAATGAATGGAATTTACGTCAACGGTCATGGTATAACTTTAGTACTGATAATCAAAACGAATGGAAACATGATCACGTAGGCGGTAGTAGTACAATTAGTTGGAGTTATGTGCATTATACTCATTTAGAAGAAGAAGATGCAGGAACTATATTCTTTAATCCTGATAATCAAAATTTAAGATCTTTTTGTCCTACAAAGGATCTTGCATACTTACCTGAAATGTATTTGCACGAAAGAGAACAGCCTAAAGTAGAAGAAGGAGATATAATTTTGTTTCCTAGTTGGTTAAAACATTCTAGCCCAGCACATAAAGAAAATAAATTAAGAGTTACTATTGCAACTAACTTAATGTTGAAAACACCTAATGATACGGATGGATATTAATGCTACTAAAAGGTAACAAACCGCAGTATAATAATGAATTAATAGATTACCAAACAGGTATCTATATGGCAGATTTAAATCCTTTTGTATTTCAAATGCTGAAGAAAGATGCCATTGGGGGCATTGACAAAATAGTAGAGTCTTCAGGAAAACGTAAACACGACTTGCTAAAGATGTTTGAAGACGATATACCTAAAGAATTATTCTTTACAGAGCCTACAACTAGTAGGAAGGCATTTGAAGCAGAGTTATTAAAATTATCTCAAACTTATATAGAAACATTTCCTGACATTGAGGCCGAATTACTAATTAGTGATATAGATGAATTTTCACAAGCTGAGTTGTACGTAGAGCGTTTATGGATAAATTATCAACGCCCTACTGAATTTTTACCTTTACACTTACACACTGGGTTGTTAAGTTTTGTAGTCTGGACTCAAGTACCTTATAGCTTTGACGACCAATTAGGTATGCAAGCATATAGTGCAAGTAAAGATAGAGTAGGAAAATTTGAGTTTGTCTTTAGTAATAGTCTCGGAGCAATAAGAACATTAGATTTGCCTGTTGATAAATCTTTTGAAGGTAGAATTTGTGTATTCCCAGCTAAGATGTATCACCAAGTGTATCCGTTTTATCAAAGTGACGACTTTAGAATTACTGTATCTGGAAATATTAGAGTAAGAAAAAAATGAAAATTGAATTTATAACAGACCGTGAAACAGCAAAATATTTCTCTCCAATACCTGCAAGTACTAGTATGCCTGATTGGTATAATAGCAATATAGAACCTCGCGATACTATATATTCGTGTCCACCTGTTATGGACTTTATTAATAGCGGATATATGATTCGAAGCACATATGAATATGATGTTGACGAAAAAATAAAAGATTTTGTAAAGGGAAGAGAAATTAGTAGTGTTAACACAAGACCACAGATGCGTAAACACCCTAGCATATATACTAATACCGCATTTCCAAAAACAAAAGTTATACAAAAATCCTATGCAAGAATAGAAACTGATTTTGTTATCAAAACACCACCAGGTTACAGTTGTATGATATTTCATCCACACTATCAAGACATAACTAACTTTACAGTTCTACCAGGAATAATTGACACTGATAAACATGATTATGTACTATCAGTAGTAGTAGAAGCACATGTCAAAAATTTAAAAATTAGTCCAGGTGATATACTTGCACAAGTAGTTCCGTTTAAAAGAGATCCTTGGACATCACAAGTAAATTTAGTTGACAATATCAGTAGTCATGTGTTACAATATATTACAGGTGCATACAAGAAATTGTTTCATGCAAAAAAGGAATTTAAATAATAGTGGATAACATAATAAAGTTTATTTGTTACGACAAAACTATCGTGGATCTTTATCCGCCTTTACCTGCTTCAAAAATAATTCCTGATTGGTACAAACAAATACCAAACGAAATAATGCATGGTCAAGAAAAACATGCAGTACCTACAATTAAGAAATGTGTTCCAGTATTAGATTACCTTACTACTGGTTATGTCTTGCGGCATTCACATCAAACAGACTTTAAAGTATTAAATGAAAACGGAAGAAGAGATACTGAGTATATGTGTCCTATGAAGGATTATGTGTCAGCTCATCCGCACGAACAATGTCCTATTAAGATTGAGGGCGACAATCATAATTATATTAAATTTAACCAACCTTGGATGGTTAGAACTCCGCCTGGCTATAGTACATTGTTTTTTCAACCTTTCTATAATATGAATGAAGATTATGTAATGTTTCCTAGTGTAGTTGATACCGATACACATGACGATAGTGTAAATTTTGTTGGTTATGCTAAACAAGATTTTGTAGCTGACCCAGGTGATCCATTAATGATTGCTATGCCATTTAAACGTGACAATTGGAAGTCTGAAATTGTATACGATGACTACTTAGGCAAAACTGTTTACTCTCATTTCATAAAGAAAGTATGGCACGGAACATACGCCAAATTCTTTCATCAAAAGAAAAATTATAGGTAATTATTAGTATGTTCAATATTATTAGACGCCCTAGCAAAATACATCTTGACTGCTTTACATACCAGCAGGAGATTGTTGATTTGTTTCCAATTGCTCCTGCAATAAAGTTCTTACCCGAATGGTATAAAAAGTTATCTACTACTGTAGAGTACAAAGGACCACAAAGAGGTACAATGAAAACTTGTCCTGGAGTGGCTGATCTATTTAGAAAAGGATTTATTATTCCTGCGCATAGAGAATTTTATGCAGAAGTAGTAAATGGTACACCACGTGCAGTACCCGAAAGTGAAGCTGAAAATCACGAACCTTCACAATGGGGATCAGCACTAAAAGATTATGGACACATGAAAATTATTAGTCCATGGCGTATAAGAGAAAAGACAGGTGTTCAATTTATATGGACACAACCATTTTGGCAAAATGATACAGCTAAGTATTCGGTTCCAACTGGTATTGTAGAATACAAGTACCAACATACTACTAACATAAATGTACTTGCACAAAAAAAATTATATCCTAATAATTTTTCAATTAATGCTGGTGAACCTTTAGCACATGTTATGCCTTTGTCAGATAAAAAAATAGTATTGCATCATCATGTAGTTGATGGTATGGAATGGCAGTTAAAGCATAGTACATATGCATTTACATTTTCAGGTCAATATTACAAATACAAAAAACTAATGCAGGATAAAGGCAAATGATACGAAATATGTTTCCTACGCCGGTTTATTTTCATACGCCTAAAATTGAAGAAATCTTTTTAGTACAAAATGAAATTAAAGGTGCATTAGATGAAATAAACAAAGACAAGTTTGAAAGACCAGATGGATGGTTAGAAGATATTCAAACTAATATTAATTCACGCAAAAATACAATTGCTGATTTTAAATTAACTAATCTACATGAATATGTTAAGAAACATACATATGCATATTGTCAAGAGATTCAACCCTTTATTGGAAAACCTATCTTTATGGCACATAGTTGGGTTAATAAATCAAGTAAAGGCCAAGGACAAGAATGGCACTCGCATAGTGATAGCTTTATTAGTGGCGTATACTATTATCAAACATCAGGCGAAGATGGTGACATAGGATTAAAGAATCCTGTACCACAAGCTAAACAGGGACTATTTCCTGCAGGACAACAAGTACACGAGTATGAATGGTTTAGACCATCGCCTGGCATGCTTATACTCTTTCCTGGCTGGTTAGAACACCAAGTTCAGTTAAATACCACTAATGAAACAAGAATTACAGTAGCATTTAATTGGCTATCTGATGTTGAAGAAGAAAAAAGGAATGCTTTATGAGAAAACCGATTGAAAGAATAATTATTGCCGGTGGCGGATCTGCTGGTTGGATGAGTGCTGCAATGCTGTCAAAGCAATTTCCAGACATGCAAATTGCACTAGTTGAATCTCCTGATATACCAACTGTAGGAGTAGGGGAATCAACACTTGGAACTATTAACAGCTTCATGGATGCACTAGGTCTAAAAGATACAGACTGGATGAAAGAATGTGATGCAACATATAAGTTTGGTATTAAATTTACAGACTTCTATGAAAAAGGCCAAGCATTTTATTATCCGTTTGGTATTAAAGATACACAGAATACGCAACAAGGACTAACTGATTGGTATGTTAAGAAAACATTAAATCCGGAAACGCCTAATAATGACTTCTACGAAAGTTTTTATAGTGTTATGCCGTTGATATACAAAAACAAAGTATATGATAATGCCGACGGACAATTACCAGGATTTAGCTTTAGTTCTGATGTTGCTTATCACATGGATGCTACAAAATTTGGTAACTATTTAAGAGATAAAATTTGTTTACCAAACGGTGTAGTACACATTAAAGAAGATATTACAGAAGTTAATATAGACGGTGAAGAGTATATAACTGGACTTAAATTATCCAATGGCGATGTTATCGATGCTGATTTATATTTAGACTGTACCGGGTTCAAATCAATGCTACTAAAAGGTGCATTAAACGTTCCTTACGATTCATTTAGAGATGTATTGAAAAATGATTATGCATGGCATTGTCATTTGCCATATGACGATAAAGAAGTTGAAATGGAAAACGTTACTAACTGTACTGCGTTTGATAATGGTTGGGTATGGAATATTCCTCTATATAATAGAATTGGTACAGGATATGTATACGATAGTAAAATGTATATGGATAAACAAGAGAACGATGACGGTACTCTTGGTCCAACAAATCACGAAAATGCATTAGAACATTTTAAAGAATATTTAAAAAATACTGATTATATGCACTTTGAAAAAAATGTTGACGAGTTAGAGTTTAAACATATTAAAATAGAAAACGGTTGCCATAGAACAGCATGGAAGACTAATGTTGTTGGAGTTGGACTTGCATATGGGTTTATTGAACCATTAGAATCAACTGGACTGTTAAGTGTACAAGAAGTACTATTAAGGTTATGCGAAACATTGCACAAGCCTATAGTTAACAGAGTTTACAAAGATCAATTCAACATTGTTAATAGACAAATTATGAATGGATTTAGAAACTTTGTAGGTTACCACTTTACACTTAGTGGAAGAAGAGATACTGAATATTGGAGACAATGTACAGAGTGGGTAAGAATGGACGCTACTGTAGATGATTTAAAGTATGACGATGTACATACTAATATGGCTGAAATGGCAAATAGAATGTTACAATCACACGATCTACCAGGTGATCCGTATATGGGCGGCGTTCCGGATATATTTGTAGGTATGAATAACCTTCCTGCAAACCCTACACAATTAGGCGTTCTTGAAAACTTGTTGATAGCACGTAACGGTGAAGTACCTGAAATGTTCTCACAACAGACACAAGATTACTGGGATCAAAAGAAACAATACATTGATATGCTTGCTGAAGATGCACCATCGCATTATCAATACCTAAAAGATACAATCTTTGAACCAGTTGAAGTTGAAGACAACGGAGACATTGAGGAAATTGAAGACGAATCCGAATAATATAGTAATAGTTGGCGGCGGTAGTTCTGGATGGATGACCGCCGCTATTCTTTGTACTAGATTTCCAAATAAACACATTACATTAATTGAGTCTCCTGATATACCAACTGTAGGTGTAGGAGAGTCTACATTAGGTAGTATTAATCTATTTTTTAATCTGTTAGGATTAGAAGACAAAGACTGGATGCCTTACTGTAATGCTACATACAAACTTGCAATACAATTTACTGATTTTTACAAAAAAGGCGAAACGTTTTACTATCCGTTTGGTGATAAAGATTTTTCTAACAGTCGAGGTATTGACGATTGGATGATCAAAAAAGCATACAATAAAGACTTGCCCATTAAAGATTACTACGACACTTTTTACAGTATAATGCCATTTGTATACGATAATAAAATACCAGCTACAAAGGTTGGTAACTTTAACTTTACCAAAGATGCAGCATATCATATGGATGCAGCAGCGTTTGGTGAATTTCTAAAAGAAAAGGTATGTATACCAAAAGGTGTAAATTATATTCAAGACACTATACAAGATGTTGAATTGCATGACAACAACATACATTGTTTAAAGTGTAACAATCATACTATACACGGAGATTTATTTGTAGATTGTAGTGGCTTTAGAAGTTTGTTGCTTGAACAAACAATGAAGGTTCCGTTTACAAGTTTTAAGGACCATTTACCTAATGACAGAGCTTGGACTTGTCATTTACCATATGATGATAAAGATGCTGAAATAGAAAATGTAACAAATTGTACTGCATATAATAATGGATGGATTTGGAATATACCTTTATATCATAGAGCCGGCAGCGGCTATGTATTTTGTACTGACTTTATTAGCGAAGATGATGCATTAATAGAATACAAGCAATATATACAACAGTTAGGAAAAAATCCTAACGAACTTAATTTTAGATTAGTTAAAATCAAAAATGGACGACACGATGTTTGTTGGAAGAACAATGTTGTTGGAGTTGGACTTGCATATGGGTTTATTGAACCGTTAGAATCAACTGGGTTACTTAGTACACAGGAAATGTTACTTGCATTATGCGAGACACTGTACAATGATAACGTAGGAAGTTTACAAGTAAAAAACTTTAATTATTTTTGTGCTAATATGTTAGATACATTTAAAGAATTTGTAGCATACCACTACATTGCTAGTAGCCGTAAGGATACAAAATATTGGAAACATGTTACAGAAAATATAAGTATTGATTCAGATGAAAGCATTGATCTTGCTCATAATTATACTGTAAATCATACTACATCTAATGATAGTGCTGGATTGCCGGATATACTAGTAGGCATGCATTATTATTCACATAACCCGTTGAGTGTTGACTGGACTAGTTTTGTTACAGGAAGTCCGTTAGTTACATCAAAAAATTGGGAAAATACTGTAAGTCAAAAAAATAGACTCTACCAAAGTATTAGTGATAAGAGCCTATCTCATTATAATTATTTAGAACGATTTATATATTAAATACCTTCTGGTATGTACATAGATGATGCACCTGTGCCATCAACATCTTCATCAATGTCATCTGGATCTATCATCATACGTTCCATTTTTGCTGTTGTATCTGCTTGGTGTTGTGCTGCTGTTTTTAGTGTAGCTGCTTGAATAACACCTTCTTTTGTAGCAGGTATATTACGTGTGCCTGGTTTTGAAAATTCTTCTCTAACCAATGCGTCAGCAACACTGTCTACCATTTCTAGAATGTATCCTGTAACTTTATCGTCACAGTATTGATTTGGGTTATCTGTTACGTAGCAAAGAGCTTTGTAATCAGCATCACTTATTTGTACTGTAAATGAATGGGCCATGTTATCTCTCTCCTATTAGCTATTCGGGTTACCTAGTAAAGATCCACCGTAGTTTGCTACAATTTCATCTCTATTAGTTGTCATTTGTGTTGTATTAGGGTCTTCCCACATTCTAGCCATTTCGAGATTAACCATTTCATCTTTGGCTAATTCTACTACATGACCTACAGCATTCTCTACCCAACCTTCTGGGTCTAGTGCTTGGTTTGCTAGAACCTTATACTCCATATCTGTTATTTCAAAAGTAATGTTTCTCATTGTTTATCGTCCTTATAAGTATTTATGCAATTTGGTATCCGTTAAAGATACTATGACCGCCGTGGAATCTTGTTTGTGAGTTACGCCAGAATATCCAAACGCTTACATATTGACCAGCATTCATATATGTTCCTAGATCTGCATACAATCCGTGCGCATAGTTGTTTCTACCGCCGTGTCTCCAAATACCGTGTGGTGCTCTACCGCCGTGCATAGCAACACTACCGTTTTTACCAAAACTGAAGTGTACATATCCAGAAGTAGCGTTTGTGTCGTTACGACAATATGTTTGGAATTGGAATTGATAAAATCCTGCAACAGGTGCATAAAATCTACCATTACCGTTTTGGAAGTTAGTACCGCCACGTTGGTATGAACTCCAGCCAAAGTTTCCGTTTAATTCTCTCCAGCCATAGCCTCCGTATGAATTATTATATCTCCAACCACTAGTACCTGTTGAGTGGAACATTGGAGAACGTTCTCTAGTAACATTGTTTCCTCTAGTACGCATAGCTTCTTGGCCACCTGTAAGCAATATAGTATCATTACCGCTAAAGTTAATACCCGTATTGTTATCTCCACTTGGCCCTAATGATGTTGTGCCTGCTGAACCGTTTGATAACCTTAGGTTTGTTACTTGGTCGCCAGCTTTGTTCATAGGAGTATATCCTAAGTTACCGGTTGCTGCGCCGCCTGCAAGTTTTGAACCTGCAATAGCTGCACTTCCTGATATATCGGCGTTTGTAACAGTTCTATAAGTAACTGTTTTGCTTGATATATCAATGCTACCAGCCAGCTGTGTTCCTGAAACAGCACCGTCACCTAATTGATCTGTACCAACTTGATTGGATCCAATTTTAGTATCTGTAACTTGTGCTGCACCAATATCTTCTGATTGTAAACTTCCATCTACAAGTGCATGTGCGTCAATCTTTTTAAATGTATCATATAATGCCATGTTTTATCCTATCAAATATCCGCACCACTGTGTGTGGTCTCCGTGGTGTCTACCTTGGTTGCCGCCCCAATATGGTTGTGGCGAAACATATTGTCCGGCATTCATATATGTTACGATTCCGCACATAATACCAGGAGTATAGTTGTTTCTAACACCATGTGAGAAAATTGTGTGAGGCACTCGGCCTGTTGTTGATGTGCCAATGGAGCTGTTCTTACTAATATTCCAGTGTGTATAACCATTGGAGTTATTGTTGTTATTATAAAAATAACTTTGTAGATACACATAGTAGTAACCTGCTACAGGAGCTGTAACACGGCTGTTATTACTTGTTGTAATGCCACCGCTGGTACTATATTGGTAACTCATATTGTCAAGTTCTCTCCAACCGCCTGGACCTCCGTAAGAGTTTGCATATCTCCAGCCGCCGTTACCACTAGCTACCCAAGCTGGTCTATCAGCTTCTAATGGTCTACCGCTTCCGTCAAATTGGAATTTTAAATTACCGCCTGATCTTATTTCAATATTATCTGCACTAAATCTAAGTCCACTTGTTGTAGCGCCCGAACTAGCAACATAGTTAGCATTATCGTAAATAATTTGCCCGGACATTGTGTCACCAACTTTATTAACTGGTGTATACCCTAAGTTGTCTACAGAAGCAGAACTTGCAAGTTTTGATCCTGCAATAGCACCACTTGCAAAGTCTCCATCAACCATTGCTCTATATACTACAGTTTTACCACTAATATCAAGAGTTGAATCTAGTTTACCAGTTGTTACTGCTCCATTATTAATTTCAACTGTTTGTGCTGCACTACTAGCAAGTTCTGTTGTGCCAACTGCGCCGTCTGCTAACTTTGCATTTTCAACTTCACCGTCAATAACAGCTCTTGTTGAAATTTTCTTAAATGTATTATATACTGCCATTACTTTATCCTACCAAATGTCCACTAAAGATATGGTGACCTGCGTGGTGTCTTGAGTTGCCGTTTGCATGCCAACGAACATACAAACTTACATATTGTCCAGAGTTTAAATACAATACACTATTATAGTTTGCACCGTCGTCGTAGTTATTTCTGTTACCGTGCATGTTTATTGTATAAGGTGTTCTACCTGTTGGTGTTGTACCTTGTTGTCCGTTTCTACTAATAAATGCATGTATGTAACTGTTAGTACCGTTAGAGTTGTTAAGTAAATACCACATAGTTGAGAAGTGATACCAGCCCGCTACAGGAGCAGTGTAGCGTCCGTTACTAGTATTATAGTTTGAACCTCCATACTGATGGCTTACTTCCCAATTCATAATTGAATTTAGTTCTCTATAACCTGTACCGCCATATGAGTTAGAATATAACCATCCTGGTCGTCCTACAGCAGCAAAAGCTGGCTTTTGAGGATATCTAACTCTAGCACTACTATCAATTTGCATTGCATCATTGCCATTAACACTAAAGCGCATATTATCACCACTCGGAAAATAAATGCCTGTGTTACCGTCACTTGAACCTCTAATAGCTGGCGAACTTGCACTACCTGATGTAGTATTAAGTCTACCAGTCATAGTGTCGCCACTTTTGTTTACTGGTGTATAACCTAAGTTAGCAACAACAGCTCCGCCTGCAAGTTTACCACTTGTTATACCAGCACTACTAGACAAGTCACTATTTACAATTGGTCTATAAGTAACTGTTTTTGAACTAAGATCTAATGAAGCAGACAATTTATCTGATGTAACTGCTCCTGAAGCAATCTTAGCTGCTGTAACAGCACCGTCAGCTATCTTAGCTGATTGTACTGTATCAGCTTCGATATCTACAGTTTGAATCTGTAGGTCTACAACAGCGAACGAGTCGATCTTTTTAAATGCTGAATATAAAGCCATATTAGTTGCGTTCCTTAAGTTGTATAGATTCTCCAGCCGCGGCTGGGATTATAGTATACTAGATCAAATGCAGCGCCTTGAGTATTAACTGTTAGATCTTCGTCGAGTCCCATAACTAGTTGTCCGTTACGTGCAACTGTTAAGTTGTTTGTATCAAAAGTATAACCTGCGTCGAAAATTCGAACAGCATCGCCTTTTGCTGGAACTGAAGGAAGTGTTAATGTTAAACCTCCTGAACTCGTATCAACCCAGTATGTTTTATTAACATCTGCTGCTACACTTGTAGAAGCATCAACGTTTGGAAATTTTTGAACTTTTCCTGCGCCTACTGCACCTTGGTGTGTTTTTCTACCCATGTTACTGTCCTTATTCTGTTGCTGTTTCAAGTCCCATTACAATGCAAGTAACGTCAGCGTCATCTGATCTGACAACAATTTGTTTACCTGTATCTGCAACAATACCTGTTCTCTCAACAACACCGTAACCCAACAATTCTACATCATATTCTAAATAATCTGCATTTGTTGGTGTTCCTGATGTTGCCATTGCAAGTCTAATGTTTCTTGGACTTGCGCTTCTATTACAAAAAGCAACAGTAACAACTGAGAAAGTTGTTTCTGGTACAGTATAAACACTTGTGTCTACGCCTGCTGCAAGATCTGCTGCTCCTAATCTTCCGTTTGCCATTTTTTATGTCTCCATTTTCTTATCTTAAGAAGTAATTATATGCTATTGGTAGTCCAACTACCCCGCCTTGGAAATTCATCTTCGCTTGTATATTTATCACTGGGTCAGTGATGGTTGTAATAGTATTACCTGCAATGAAAATCTCACCAGCTGTTACACTGTTAACGTTAAGTGACGCACCACCGCCACCAATTTGTGCTTCAATGTACGCTTTAATCGCACGTTGAGTTGGCACAACTGTATCACTGTTAGCAGTGAAGAATGGGTCTGTTGAGAACTCGCTAATGCTTGCTGAAGCACCGCCTAGTGTAACTTCACCTAGTGAAAGTTCTTGGAGACCAGCAATGTTAAATGCATCAGCATTCAACGTTGCAATACCAGTTGACTGTTCAATACTGAACAAATCACCTGCTCTAAAGTTACCGTCTTGGTCAGTTGTTGTAAAGAACACCCGTCCGCCGCCGCCAACTCTTGTTTCTGTTGTTTGATCCGGGTCTATTGTAGGAAGTCCTGGATAATTAGTAGTTTCAAATCCGCCTGTACCAATGTCTAAGAAATCATGTCCTGTTAGACGTACTTGTGAGTAACGTATTCTAAGTGTTACACTATCGCCATCTACTGGAGCATCTACTACTGACATCTGTGGTGATAAGTTTAAGAACGCTGTATATGTTCCTGGCTCATCGCCTACAAACGATACAATATTAACTAGTTTAAATGTCTTGTCTGGTAAGCTACCAAATACAACGTTTGAACCAGCAATTGGTCTTTCAGTAAGTCTTCTTACAGCAACAAATGTACCTGTTTGGAAGAAGTCTGCAACACCATTTGAACTTGCAGCATTAACTTCTGCACTTGCACTAATAAATCCTGATCCTCTATTAGCAAAGCTAGGTTGTCCAACAACACCTTTGCCAACTCTTGTTTCAACTACAACATCATAAATGTTGTTTGGATCATATATGTATGCTTCTGGAGCTTCTGCACCTAAATAGTTTGAACCTGGATCTGTTAGTCTAATTTCAAATACTTTTTCACTTGCTACGCCAGCTCTACCTCTAGCTCTTGAACCAATTGTAAGTAAATTGTGGGTAGTTCCTGCGCCAGTTCCATTAACACTAAACACACCTGTACGTTGCGGATTACCAAATGCTATTGGACCACTGTTGTCTCCAACAGATATTTCTTGCCATTCGTTACCAAACTCAGAATATGCAACATTAGTACTATCTGTTCTAGTAGCTCCAAACACACCTTGACCGTAAGCAATACTACTGTACGCTCCTGATGGTAGTGTAATCTCTGACCAAGTATCTCCGCCGTCTACACTTAATGCACCTCTATTATTGTTATTACTTACAATTACAAATCTATTGTTACCATAAGCAATATCAGCCCAGTTATCTGCATTTGGAAGTGTCTGTATCTGCCAAGTTCCTGATAGTGTTGCTTGTAGTTGATCAATATACGCTACATTTGCTGTAACTTTATCAACTGCAACAAACTTACCTTGTCCATAAGTTACTAATTCATAACCTGTTGCAGGAAGTGTGCTTGCTTTTTCTGTCCAGTTAACGCCGCCATCTTCACTAAAGAAGTGACTGTCGCTACCTGCATGTACAACCATAAACTTACCACTACCAAACGCAATATCAATTGGTTGGTTAATAGTAGCACCAGTTAGTGTAGTATTTGTCCAACTTGTTAAATCGTCTGTAGCATACCAAATGTTATTAGCATTAGTACTTGTTTGTGCAACAATAACTGTAGCACTATCACGTAGTAACGAACTACCATCAAATATAAGACCAGTTGCAATTCTTACTTGACCAGTTGGTGCTGCTCCTGGAAGTGTAACTTCTGTCCATGTTGTACCGTCGACACTTAATTGTACTTCAGCGCCTGCTGTAACACTTACAAATTGTCCTGCTCTACCAAAGCCAGCAAAGTCAATGCCTGTTATTGCACCTGTTGCTGAGTTAACTGATGTTACTGTAATTGTAATATCGTTTGCTGGTGTAGCACCATCCATGCTTGTACCAGCAAGAGTAATAGTTTCTAATCTTGCGTAGTTTCTACCGCCGCCAGCAATATCAACAAAGTACTTGCTACCGTTTCTAGTAATATTAAATGTAGCATCAGCTCCAAATGTACCACTGTAAGTTGTAACTCCTACTGCGCTATAAAGTTTTGCAGTTTCTGCATAAACTGTATCTTCAAATGTTCTTGATTGAGCTCTATCTGCTGTTGTTGCGTTTGGAGCAGTTGGTGCATCAAAGAATGCTTGTGGTTCAATAACATATGTTGAACTACTGTTTGGAGCAACGATTGTTGTTCCTTTAACATGATGATCCCAACCATCAACTACCTTAGTTGCTTTACCGTCGCCGGCGCCTGCACCTGTTGCTGAAAATATCTGTCCTGGCTGTGGATTTGTTAAACTACTTATTAGTGTAAAGTCTGTTGTACCTAGTTCATCAATTCTATACAAATCACTGGTAACAAAACTACCTGCTGTTAAGACTGTTTCAGTTTCTCTAACAACGTCTGCTTGTTTAGATCCTGAGTTGTATGCTTTAACAATAGCATGTTGTCCAACACCATTACCACCTGTAACAAATACTTTCATACCCGGATAAGCACTCGAAATGTTACCGTCTGTAGCTGCAAGTGTAAGTGATGTTGTAGTACCAGACTGTGCAGTGTTTTGTACGTTTACATAACCACTACCTCCTAGTTCGCCACTTGAATCATCTAAATCAAGTATTCTAACATTAAACACACCATCGTCACGGAATTCGTCACCTTCAATAACTTCGCCATCACCTGGTCCAAATATATCATAGTTAACTACAGTATAGTCACTACCCATATGCGAATATTCAAAGCTAAACAGTTTATCTGCATCACTCTCTACTGAAACAACAGTTGCGTTATATTGTGACTTGTTATCAACAATACCTGTAATTGGTGTTTCAAAAGGATCAACGCCTTCTGCTACAGAACCAAACGACCCGTATGAGTTGTTACCGTTAGTAGCACGTATTCTGCCGCCGTTTTCTGCAAGGTAGCCAATGTGTGCATAATATGTAAACACTGACACAAGCTCTGCTCTACCGTTGTTTGTAATCCATGCACCAATACCGTTACTAATAACTTGTGTAAAGTCATTACTAACAATTGAGTCGTTACCGCCATTGTGTAGCGCACCGTCAATTTTTTGTCCAACTGCTGCGTTACCAAATGTTGTACAGTTTTGTACATATGGTGATCTTGAAATAATCCAAACATCTTCATCATTTGGACCCCAACCTGGATCTAACGAACAAACAGCACCAGCTGTTGGACGTTTAGTGCCAAAGTCATTGTTTGGACTTAGGTCGCCGTCTAGTCCTTGAAGCGTTTGTAGTCTTATACCAGTACCGTTACGTAAGTAGTAGAAATCTTCTTCTTGCGAACCAATTACACTATTTACATAGTATCTAGCTGCATAACGTGTTTTATATATACCTGGATATACACAAGAAATACTATCTGTATAATCTCTACGATAATTAGCTGGCCATGTCATATCTTCTTTAATTGCGTCAATATATGAATCAATATCACGTTTACATAATGTTGCGTTGTATTCGTATACTGGAAGTATATTCATTGTACCTGTAGTACTTTGATTAAGTGTAAGTTCGGCGCCGCCGTATGCTTCTGATATTGTAAAGTGTGTACCGTCAACAATTGTACGTACATAGTAAGTTTGACCTTCGACTATTTCAGGAACACCTGTAAGTATACTATCAAACTTAATTTCCATACCTAAGTGCAACCAGTTAGTACTTGAAATTGTAATTATGTTTGCTGCGCCAATTTCACTACTTGTACCTTTAAAGAAGTTGTTAACTTTAGTTGTTAGTTCTTCTTTAATAAATTCTTTATTAAGTTCTAATTGACGTCTTGCTGCATATACATTAAATTCATCAGTTTGTCTATTTGAACCTTCGTTTGAACCACCAAATAATACATTATCAATCCATTCAAATGTAGTTTCTAATCCTGCAATAGCTGTTGCATCACCACCTACATTTAATTTTGCTTGTTCTTTTGCATATTTAAATGATGCTAGTGAAGCTGCTTTTTGTTCATCTCTAACTTTTGCACTTGGCCTACGCAAATAACTCATTGCTGCAACCATACCTGCAAAGTTAGATCCTAGCTGCCAATCGTAACGAGCAGCATCAAGAATCAATCCAATATCTCTCATACACTTAGCTTGGTTGTATTTAAAGTCACTGTATGTTGTATTAATATACTGTATTGTATCAAGTATAATAGTAGGCTGTGCTGTATCTATAGCAGCTTTCTCAGTTTGTAATGTTCCACTAACACCTAGTGTAGCTAAGTCTGGAAATACTGTTGTAGGTAAACTATCTGTGTTACCTGCTGTAATTGCATCAATTGTAACTTGTAAATTATTTTGAGCAGTAGTAGATTCTGTACCAGTACCTGCTGTTCCTGCAGTGTTTTGTGTTTCAGTATTACCTGTTTGCGGAGTAATAGATGTTTCTTCAATGATATCATCTAAGATACTTTTCATATGTGTATAAGCTGCTGCTGTTTCAGTAATTTGACCTGCTGGGTAAGCTGCACCTGTACTACCAAAGTATGATTGAGCAATTCTTATTGAAGCACTGTTTCCGCCATATAATATATCATATCTTAAAGCATCTAATATATATCCTACATCTCTTGCACATTTTGCTGCGTCATATGTTAATGATGGATATGTAGCTGCTACATAAGCATTAACGTCAGCTGCAATAAACACTCTGTTAGCATCTAGCTGTGCAGCAGCATTTGTTTGATCTGCTGAACTTAATCCTGTTGGTAAACTTAGTGCATCTGCAAGTCCGTCACCTGGTACTGCTCCAGTTGTGTAAATTGAACTATTGTCTAAGATATCTAATATTTCATCAAATGCTGCGTTACTTCTACTAAGTGCAGTTGAATCAGTTAATGCTGCGCCTGCTTGACCTTTTGCAAATCTAATAGCACCTGAAGTTTCTGTACGCTGTGTTTGCAAGTTATATGCATTTACAGGGCGTGTATATGAAATACCGTTGAACACTGCATTATAGTTTGTACCTAATGCAACGTCTAGTGCAACGTCTGTAAGTATGCGTCCTAAGTCTCTACGACAAGTTGTAGCATTATATCTAAAGCTACCAAAGTTTTTGCTTATAAAGTCAATAGCACCTTCTTTAATATCTGTATACTTTGTAAGTAATGTTGTTGAAGCACCTGTAAGTCCTGCTGCAACGCCTGCTACATTTGGATATGTGATTGTTGGAGCATTGTCAGGTCCTAGATTAATTATTGTAATAATATCATCTACTAAGCCGTCAATAGCTGTTGACGCTGCAACTGAGCCGCCATCGCCTAAGAACTGAGCTGCGCCACCTGTTGAGTACTGTGGACTAACTGCTGTACTTCTACCTATTTGCTTTAATACATCTTTTAAGTGTGTATATGCAGCAATAGTTGCTGTTTTTTCTTCACTATCAATTTGTAGATTACCTGTACTACCGTCATAATATGCAAGACCTGCTTGAATACTTTGCCAGTTACCTGTATATACTAAGTCGTATACAACTGCATCTGAAATAAATGCAACATCTTTTTTGCATGATGTTCTACTATAATCTAAGTTTGGATACTGGTCTTTAATGTAAGCAATAACTTCTTGTTGTATAAACTCTTTGTTTGTACTAATCATGTCAGCTGCTTTTTGAAAATCTCCATCTGTTGAAGCACTTGCTGGAATTTCTCTTCCTAGCTGTGTTTGTAATGAAGAGTCAATATTTCTTATTAGTATTTTTGAAAGCATTTCTGCAGAATCTCTTTCTGCAGGCTGACCTAATGGAAATTGTGCAAACTGAGTTACGTTATTTCCTGATGTTGGCGTTACGGAGGTACCGTCTACAACATCACCAATAATTTCAGTAAGTCTGTTTAATGCATGATGGCTAAATCTAAAGTCCTTTCTAGGAGTTAGTGTAGCGTTTGTTGCTTTTCTAGGTTGTACGTTAGTTGAACGTAATTCGTCACCTATAATACATGTTTCTGCTGGAACACGTATCGGAAGCACTTCAGTATAAGTACCTGTTGCTACTTTTACTAAACTGTTCCTAATTTCTCTGGGTGGTACATTAGTATCCACACCTGCTGTTACTGCATCGGTAATTATTTCACCGAGCGATTGTACTCTTTCAAATACTGTAGCCATTAGTAGTATCCTCCGCCGTCATTGTCGCCACCGCCGTAGCCGCCACTACCAGTTGCATCTGGATCTTGGATAGATGCGTTAACGCCCAATGCTGTTCCTGTAGAGCCTCCGGCTCCGTTATATTCTAGTGTATCTAAGCTAGTAAAGTTAGTATCAAAATACTGTGCAACTACTGCTGTTGAATTATCACCGTTTGTTGTTTGGTAATTTACTGCTGGTGCTTCACCTAGAAGCACTTTTTGTATCAATGCAATGCCGTAGTTAATACTAGCTACAGTTTCTGCTTCTTGACCAAGTGCATAAAATTTTCCTGGATCTCTTACATAACGTAATGCTGCTTCTCTTGATTTTACATTTCCGCCATGTGTTAAATCATATATAAAGGCGTCAACAATGAAACCCATATCTCTTTCACATTTTTCTTGTGCATATGTAAATGCTGCTGTGAAAGGAGCAATGTCATTTGTTACTTGATAATCTGTCCACTCAACAATTTCTCTTGTTATAAATTGTCTGTTTAATTCTAACATACGTGCAACTGCTGGAACTCTTGATCCATTTTCAATTGCTTCACATGCATATCTAATAGTTTTGAAAGGCTTATCAATTGTGCGTCCTGCATCTGGAGCAGGCTTATCAACACCATGTGGTGCAACATAGTAAACATCGTCTGTTGCGCCCAAGTATGACCATTCTGGAATTGCTCCGTCGCTTACACGTAATACTTGTCCTTCGCTGCCTACTGGTAATCTTGTTGGACCTGCACCGCCGTAATAAACCAAGTCGCCTTTTGTAGTTAGGAATTCTGCTTCACTACCAACTGTTAGAACGTTCCAGTATGTACCTGTTGCGTCTAGGTCTGGACGTGAATTTTCATTTCCGCCTCCGCCTGCGCCAACTTGTACTGTTGAAAAGTCATCACCTTCTGACCAGTGTGCATTTACACAAACATAACTGCTTGATCCGTAACGTACTACATCACCTAATATATAACGTGAATCATCTACCCATGCGCCCTTCCAATTAAAGCCACTGTTTAGTCTTGTCCAATATGTTGCGTCTGGTGGTTCATTGTTATTACTGTCTTTAATACACAAGTATGTGTATCCGCCGTGCTTAACAACTTCACCAACTTTATAATCTTGGTTAGTTGAGTCTTCGCCCCAAGCGTTTAAGAATCTAAAGTTTTCTGTAAATAGCTGCCAGTTATTAGGATCATCTGTTTCATCTGTTGGACGTGATCCTGTATGGTTTTCTAATGCTACATACTGATTACCACCGTATCTAACAACATCACCTTTTTGGTAAACTTTGTAAGTATCCCAATCATCTTCAAATTGGAAACCTTGAACAAACTGTGTCCAATTTGACTCATCTGTTGAAAAGTTATTAGTACTTGAATGAGCAGTTGTTGCAAGCCAAAGACTTGCACCGTACTTAACAACATCATTTATTTTATATCTTGTTGCAGAACCTTGCCAGTTACCTTTGTATTCAATACCTGCATTAAGAACGGACCATTTAGATTGATCTGCTTCTAAACCAAGCGATGCTGTTGCTGACGATGTATGTGGAGTAATACATACATATGAATAGCCACCATATTTAACTAGGTCGTTTATTTTATATTTTGTGCTTACTGACCATGTACTTTTGAAGTCTAAGCCTTCGCCAAAGACATCCCAGTTTCCAATATCAGCTTCTAATCCGTCATCAGCAGATGCTTGTGATGTATGTACTGCTGTTGCTACATACAAGCGGGCGCCGTATTTTACAATGTCATTAAAGATGTATGCTGTGCCTGTTGACCAGTCACCTTTCCACTGAAATCCATCACTGACAATATTCCATTTTGGCGGAACAACGTCAAAGTCACTATAAAAGTTTGCCTGACTTTCGTGTCCAATGACACAAATATACATTCTGCCGCCGTTAAAGACAACATCGTCTTTATAGTATGTGGTACTGGTTGTCCAATTGTTTTTCCAGACAAACCTAATTCTACCTAGTTTAAATTCTGCCATTTTCTACTCCGCTCAAAGTATTTATCCTAATATGTTGATTGCTCATTTTTCCTTAAAAACTACCGTCACTAAAGTCATTGTCAATGCTAAAGTCATTTCCGCTTTCGCTTAGAATGATCATTTGCTTAACTATTGTTCCGCTAATCTCTGCTCCTTTATCAATTACCATTCTTCTCGGTAATAATATTTCAATACCAGTTGTAGTGTCAATATACTGGTCCTCTGTTCCTTTGTTACCTAGACGTGTAACACCTGCAATAAGTGTTCCTGTTTCAAGAGCACTACCACCTTGGCTAAGTCTGTTTTGCAAGAATGTTGCTATTGCTCGTTGTGTCGGAACAACGTTGTTACTATCTTCAGTAAAGTTTGGATCTGTTGAGAATTCTCTAACAACAGCACCCGAACCACCAAGTCTAACTCCGCCTAGTGCTAATTCACTCAACCCATCTAAGTCAAAGAACTCAGCACTAATTGTAACAATACCTGTTGCCTGTTGCACACTAAACAACTCACCTGCTCTAAAGTTACCATCTTGGTCTGTACTTGTATAGAACACTCGTCCACCGTTTTCTTCTTGTACTTCGTTTTCAGGTGCAGCAACAAAGTAAGCACCGTCTGAATAAACATCTGGATAGTTTGTTATTATAAAGTTTCCTGTTCCGATATCTAAGAAGTCGTGTCCTGAAATACGACACTGTGAATAACGTTCACGTATTGTTATTACAGTAGCGTTTTGAAGACTGTCTAAGTTTTCTATAATAGGTGTAAGTTTTATTCCTGCTTTTAATTTTCCATTATCATCAGCACCAAGTGGTGTTATCTGCTGTACTGTGAAAATCTTTAAGTCGTCTTCGTTAGCAGTGTCTAAGTCTGGAATACTTGCAAACAAGAACTGTGCACCTGGTCCTGGATATACGTCTAAATTATCTACAACTATATCTGCACCAATTGGAATAATATCTGCAAAACCGTCACCACTTATGTTTGCTCGTGTGCTAGATGTTCTATATCCAAAACCTCTAAATACAAAGCTAGGTTGTGCAAGAACGCCGTTGCCTATTCTGTTTTCTGTTAATACTGCAACTGAAAATGCGTTATCAACTATTGTTATTACAGCAGGATCTTCTGCTGTATACCCACTACCTGGATCCCAAACTTTAATTTCACTAAACACACCAGTATTAATATTAGCTCTCAATTTTGCTCTACAACCAGTAAACACTCTACATGTTCCGTCACCAATGTCATTCTCAGCTGTTAGCATCCATCTGCCTCTGCCTTCAAACGAACCAAATGCACATGATCTATATTTTTGTCTTGGGCTTGGTAGTTCTCTGTTGGTCCATATAATTCCATCTTCAGATGTTGCTGCAAATGTAGTTTCACCAAAAGTCGGGTCCCGTCCAACATCTCTACTACCTGTATCACCTACTGCAAAAAATATGCCTTGTCCGTATCTAATTTTAGTCCAGTTATGATGTGATGATCCGTCTTGTTTTGGCATAGTTGCTGATGTCCATGTTTCGCCATCAAAACTATATGCTGCTTCACTGTTTGTTCTTGATATAGCAACATAACGGTTGTTACCGTATGCAATACTTTGCCAATCAGTAACTACCGGAAGTGCATCTTCGTAAACTGTCCATGATCCTGTACCAGCTGTCGGCGATGTTGCAATTACATTATCAGCATTTGATAATACTACAAACTTATTTTTTCCGTATGTAATTGACTGCCATTGTGTTGCTGTTGAGTCACCAACTCCTCCGGAAGTAACATCTGGAAATACTTGCTCAGTCCAAGTTATGCCATCTTCTGATATTGCATAATCTTGAGAGTTTGCTGCAATAGCAACAAATTTATTCTTTGCATATATTACATCTATCCATTCTCTGTTTTGTGGTAAGAATCCTCTAGTCCAATTTATGCCATCTAAACTATATGCCATTCTTGCTGATGCATCTCTAATTGCAACAAATCTGTTGTTTCCTGCTGCTACTGCTGTCCAGTCTCCTGAATCAGGCAAGTCAGCTGGTGACCACGAGTCTCCGCCATTACTAGAATATGCTGCACTTAGTGAACTTTTAAGTACTGATACAAACCGTCCTTCTGTACCTATACCTGTTGTTGTAAAGTTTGAAATACTGTTTGTACTATCATTTGATATTTCTGTGACAGTAATTACAATATTGTTAAGTGGTGTTGTACCGCCAACTGATGCGCCAACAATTGTAATAGTATCGCCTACAGCATATCCTGCTCCATCAAAACCGTTTCTTAATGTTACAACGTAACTTTGTCCTGTCTTTGTAACATTAAATCTAGCAACTTGTGCAACTACATCAGTAGTTTCTCCTGTACCAAATTCGCCTGCAATATCTAAGAAAGTTTCAGTTGTGCCGCCAAAGGCAACATCTACCCAGTTACCGTTTCCTGGAATAAATTTTTGTTCTGCTGTAAAGGCAGGAGCATTTACAGTTAATCTTGGTTCAATTCTATATGTTGTACTGCTTATAAGTTCACTAGCAATTTCAGTACCTGCAACAACATGATCCCAACCTGGCTCATCATTACTTTCTTTATAAACAGATGCTACTTTTGTTACTGAATTGTAAGATTGTATATATCCATACTGTCCTGTACCTACGCCTGATGTAATAAGAATTCGCTGCCCTGTATACGCTGCTGCGTCATTATCATCTGCTGTTGCAAGAGTAATAGTAGTTTCGTCACCATCTTGTGCGTTGTTACCTTCAAGTGTATATCCACTGCCGCCGGCGCTACCTGAATCTGGTGGTGTAAGCAATCTTGCTTCGAATAATCCGCCATCTCTTATATCTTCAAATACAGCATTTGCTTGTGCTCCTGAACCAGTAAATGCAACATTGGCATTTGTATAGTTTTGACCTGCGTTACTATATTCTAAGTTAAGAATAAAGTCACTAACTTCGCCAGCGAACACTGCACTTACTTGTGCGTCTTGATTTCTGTTAAACACTGTTGCAGTTTTAGAAATTTCGTTTGGATCAATACCTTCTGCTACTGCTCCGTATCTACCATATGAGTTGTTACCGTTTGTTGCACGTATAACTCCGCCTTGTGTAGCTAAGTATCCAACTTGATTATAATATGTAAATACGGACACAAGTTCTGCTCTACCATTATTATCAATCCATGCTCCAATACCATCACTTAATACTTGTGTAAAGTCGTTAGCTGTCATTGACTTATTACCACCGTTGTGTAATGCTCCGTCAACTTTCATGCCAATACATGCTGTACCTAATGTTGTTACACCTTGTATATAAGGTGATCTAGTCATAATCCAGCAACGCTCATCTTCTGGTCCCCAACCTGGATCTAGTGATGCATAAGCACCAGCTGTCGGACGTTGGTAAAATTCAAATACTCCTGGAGGATTAAGTACACCTTTAAGACCTTCAATAGTACATTGTCTCATGCCTGTTGCATCTCTAAAGTAGAACATATCTTCTAAGTTACTACCTAAAATATCATTTGTGTAATATCTTGCAGCTAGTTTTGTTTTATAGTTTCCTGGATATAATAAATCATATCTTAGTGCTTCAATTAATAGACTTATGTCTAATGTAACTTGCTGTGCTTTATAATCGTAATATTGCTGTACTGTTTTAACTTCACTTGTTAAATCAACTGGGTCATCACCTACACGCTTCGATACTTTGAAAGTAATATTATCTATAATGCTGTGTACATAGTAACGTACATTTGCTTCTAGGCCGCCAATTGTATCTGCAAATTTGATAGGTAACCCTACAGTCAAGTTACCTGTTGCACCAATTAGCCAATCTTCTGAACCATTAGCACTTGTAACATCTGCTCTAAAGTTATCCATAGTAGCTGTTGCTTCGCCAATTATAAAGTTTCTATTGTTTAATAAAATATCGCGAGCATAACCAACTTCAGTTGACGTTTCGGCGCCGTTGTTACCTTCAGTATCTGCAACATTACCTATACTTCCTATGTAAAAGTCTAAATAGTCGTCATATGTATCAAGCAACACTTGTAAGTTATTAGTGTTTGTAGAATCTGATGCAGGGAATGTATTATCAAAATCAAATGTATTGCCTGGAGTTTTTTCAAATTCGCCTCCTGACAGCATATTTGGCATAATTGCTCTTAATCTAGCAATAACTGTTTTTCTGTAAGAAAGATCGACTGCTAAGTCAGGATCAGGTGAGCCTGCAGCAATTGTTGTTGAACGAAGTTCGTCTCCCATAATTACACAATTCTTTGGTACAATAATAGGCAGGGTTTCTTCAAATCTACCTGTACTAATAAATATTTTACAAAGCTCGCCATTAAAGTTTTTATCAGCATATTCAGCTGCATACTTAACTGTTCTAAATGGTAAATGTATTGATCCTCTTAAAGTATCAGTTTCGTCGTCAATACCGTCAAGTGAAACATATAGTTGGTTTGATGCTTTAGAATAATATTCATAACCTAATGTTTCATTATCGTCTACCATTAGTACTTGTTGACGTTCACCGATAGGTACGTTAGTTACATCAAATGTTGACCCGTCACCTTGTAATCTACGTGAAAGATTATAAGTTAGTAAGTCACCTGTATTGTTCATACCAACTGTGTTACCAGACTGTACTAATAAGTCCCAATAGTTAAATCCACTACCGTTATCGCCCGGAAAGTTGTTATCTGTTGATAAGTGTGACTGAGAAGCATAATATGTGTTACCAAAGAAGTTAACAATATCGCCTCTACCATAAGTTGTGTCTTGTGTCCAAGGACCTTTCCAATTTTGTGACGGAACTACAAGTTCCCAATCGTTATCGTCTAAATAATCAAGTGTCGAACCGTCATTAAGTGTGTTTCTTACACATCTAAATAATTCACCACCCCTACGTACTAAATCACCTGTTGAATAAGTTGCAGTTGCGTCCCAGTCGCCTCTAAAGTTGTTAGAGTGTGAAACTTTTAACCAAGTCGAACTTGAATCAATAAAGTCTGGTTTTTCACCTGTTGTAGACGTAATAGCTAGGTATACGTTACCACCGGATCTTACTAAATCTCCTTCTTGATAACTATTATCTGCGTTCCATTCGCCTTCTGTGTTTTGTCCTGGAAATTCTACATTAAAGTATCTGTTGTCAATTGGGTTAGCACCACTGTGTCCTACTGTACATTTCCAAATAGAACTACCATACTTAACTAAATCATTTTTTCTATACCTTGTTCCAGCAGCATAATTTCCTACAAATTCAACACCGTCTAAGAACACTTCCCATTTACCTGCTGAGTCATCACCAAATTCGTCTTCAATACCAATTAAAGCACTTTGACTTAAATGTCCTACTAAACACTTGTAAACAATACCGTTGTACTTTACTAGTGCATTTGGACCGTAATATGTTGTTGGAGCCCAAGGTCCTACAAATTTATTTCCTATTGCTAACACGCTCCAGTTTGTTATTTCAGCTCCAAACTCAGCAGCAGTATGCGCAACTACACAATAATATAATGTACCTGAATATAATGTAACATCACCTAATCTGTACTCGTTACCAATTGTCCAGTCACCAACAAATGTTGATTTACCGTCTGTCATTACTTTCCATTTTGGCTGTGATACCGGTGGATTTGAATTAGGTAATATGTAATCTAAATCAACGTAGAAGTTTGCGTCAGCTGTGTGTGTTACAACACATACATATGATTTTGCGCCATGTCTTACAACGTCATCTCTTTTATAACTTATGAAAGGTGTCCAATCACCTGTCCAGTTATACTTAAATCTTTCTAAATTAAACTCTGCCATTTAAAAACCCCTTAGTATCCTTCTGCTGAAATATTTTGCGGATACTCATATCCTTCACTAATTCTTAATATAAGTTGACCATCTGCTGGATCAACGTAGTACAATATTGATCTACCATCCCATTTAATTTGAGGATATCTTAAATTTTCATAAAGAAAGTTATGATCTTCATCAATACCGTCTAAGAAATCAATACCTTCTTCAAAGTCTGGAAAGTTTCCATCTGCTGTTCCAAGATCGTTAACTGTAACTGTTTGTTCTTCGCCGCCTTGTAACTGATCGGATCTAACTAGAAATAGTTCTCCGTCATCGTTTCTGCGCATACCGTAGAAATAACGTTTAATAATTCCGTTTACTACGTCTTGTGGATTGTTACCTACATAATATGACATATCTATTTCCTTATGTAATCTCTACGTAACTTAATACGCAATCAATTGAATCGTTTACACTTGCTTGTACAAGTAATTTGTTTGACGGTGCAATAATTAATTTTTCACCTGTTGATACTACTCGCAAACTTGTGTTTGCTGGCAACAATGTTTCTTTTAAGTAGAAACCAGTAACACTAGTATCATCCTGTATTAATACACTACAGTAAACAAAACTAGTAGTTAAATTTGTTAAACTTAGTCCAATCACTGTTGCCCTGTTTGCTGGCGTTGTCTGTAGAATTTCTACAGGCTTTGTGCCAATTTCTTTTATTACGTTATTTCTAAAAAATGTTGCCATTGTGTTATCCTAAGTATAAAACTGTTTCTACTGCTAAGAAACCTGCGTCAATTGTTGTAATAGCACCTGTTTGTCCAGCAACTGAACCCCATTGCAATCCGTCGTATGCTTCAACTCGTCCATCTGACGTATTAAATCTTAACATACCAACTTCTGTGAAAGCTGGGGCCGGTCTATTAAGGTTTGTACCTACCGGAATAACAACACCGTTGGTGCCATCAATTTTTACGTACCCGTTACCTGTGCTAACAAATTGTGTTATACTATCAGTAACTGTATTAGTAATTTTGTTATCATCAAATGCAAAATTCTCTAATAATACGCTGCCTGTTCCTTGTGCCTTTAGTTCTAAATCTGTATCTGTTGTAACTGTAGTTATCACATTAGTGTCGATTTCGATGTCATCTACGGTTAATCTTGGAACTGCTAATCTTGTTCCATTAAGGTCTGCTACAGTAGTGCCTGCAATATCAAATCTTATAATATTGTCATTTGCACCTTGTGTTTGTTCAGCTCTAATTTGTGTATCACCATCAAGATCAATAACACCATTTAGTTGTATCCAGTCACTTCCATCGTAACCTTCAAATCTGTTCAACTGTGTATTAAATCTTACAATGCCTGGTTCAACTGCTGGTCTTTCTGCTGTAGTACCTGTTGGAAGTTTTATAGCACCAGTAGTTTGTATTTTTACATATCCGCTTGCTGCTGCTAAATTTATATCTGATGTACTTGAAACTGTAATGTCGTCTACAGTCAAGTTATCAATTACTATACTACCTGTACCACTTGATCTTAATTCTAAGTTAGCGTTTGTTGCTGTAGTAGTAATATAATTTTGTGTGATTCTTATATCGTCTATTTCTGCTTGATTAGCCCAAATATTTTTCCAAATTCTACTAGGAGTACCTAAGCTATATGTACTGTTTTGTGCAGGAACAATATCACTGTTTATGCCAGCTATAAATTCTATTGCGTCAGATGCTTCATCACCAATTGTAATGTCGCCGCCAATTGTAACATTACCAGTAACATCTAAGTTTCCTGTAATATTAACATTATTGTTTAAATTAATTTGATCACTTGCAGCAGTTACGTTAACGTCTCCTGAAAGGCTTTCTAATGTATTACCACTAAGTCTTAAATTACCTGTGTCAATTCTATTGCCGTCAACAAATGTAGTGTTGCCGCCATCTGTGAAAGTAAGTCCTTGTCCAGCAGATACATTAAAGTTAGAACTTGTAAATGTTATTACGCCAGTTTCTTGGTTAACGTAGAACAAGTCGCCTACTCTAAAGTCGCCTTTATGGTCAACTGAGTTGTATCTTACTTTTGCATTGTTTAATTCAACTACTTCGTTTGCTTGTATAACTGTTGTTGCATCGTTAGTAACTTCTTTGCCGTTACCAATGTATGCTAAGTTTTGTCCAATTGCATATACAATAACCCCTGGACCGTCGCCCCAAATACCATAGTTACCATATACACTTGCACTACCAATCATTCTAACTTCTGCGCCGAAATCTGTGTAATCTGCAAGTGTAATTCTAGTTGCTGTTGCACCGCCACTAAATCTAATATCTTGTGCGTAAATTACTTCATCTTCAAAAGTTGTAGACTCATCAACTCCGTTAAATCTAAGTAATAATACTGTAGTAGGAGTTGCATATAAATTTACTGTAGGTGCAGTAAAGTTTGCAGTATATATTGCTGTACCTTTTATAACTCTAACATCATCAAAATGACCTGTTGTTGCATCAGATGCATCATGTGCTGCACCAATTGTTAATGGTTTAGCAGTTCCGTAATCATTATTATCAGTGTAAGTTGTACCTACTTGTGTTCCGTCTACAAATAATTTTGTATCAGTGCCGTTACGTGTTAAAGCAATATGATGCCATGTTGTTGCTGATATTGCGCCTGCTGCTGTAATCTTATTTGCATTGTCAGTAAAGTAATAAAGAGATCCATTACTTGTTTTAAGCATTGGAGCAACGTCACTATCAAGTGCTGCTCTTAAATCTATTAATACATTGTTGGTTGCAGGTGTTGAAGGAAGGTAAATCCAAGTTTCAATTGTAAAGTCGCCAGTTCCAAAACCAAAATCATTTTGTGGCTGTATACTTGCATAATCACCAGTGCCGTCAACTTGTAAACTTGCTGTACCAAACTTTTTGATAGATGTGTCAAGTTGTGCGTCACCGTTTGCGGTAACTTGTTTTCCTGGGCGTTCTTCAGCTGTTTCAAATCCTGTAACTTTTCCACTTACATAAAATTTGTTATCTGCATCAACACTTTCGACTGTGCTTGTTGCTAATACTGTTACTCCGTCTGTATCATAATATGTTACAGTTTCGCCTTGTGTAATTGTTCCTGTTAAATCACTAACACGAAGTGCTGTTTTGCCAACACTTGCTTTTCCGTCTGTGCCATCAACACAGTATACGCCTCTATTAGCAAAATATGTAAAGCAGTTTAGCCATTCTATTCTAACACCATTTGTAAATGTAACAGCATCAACTCCAGGAGTAATAAATGTTACAGCGTGAAATAAACATGCTGCTTCTTTACTTGCAGGCGTTGCTAAACTTCCGTCTAAGTATGCACCTTTACCTGCATCACCTGTATTAAATCCTCTTGGATCTTCCGCTGTAGTTGTTGTACCTGTTGTAATAACACTTACGTTTCTTATGTAAGGTGATCTGCTGTTTACTTGGAATGTTGAATTAAACTTAAATGCGTAACCTGTGTTGTTGCCGGCATCAAAATTAAATCCTGTAATTGTTAATTCTTCAACTGTAGTTTCACCATTTAGAATAAACGCATCATTAGTTACTGTACCAGCAGTTGGTTGTATTGTAACACTTCTCAAACTATGTCCGTGTACATTTACACCTGTAGGTATTGTAAGTGGAAACACTTCTGTATAAACACCAGGCATAATATAAACAGTATCACCTGCTGTTGCTGTTGTTAATGCTTGTGCTACACTAGCATATGGTGCTTGTGGATGATCACCTGAACTAGCATCATCACCATTTTCTGCAACAAAGATTGTATTGCCTGGGCGTAGATTTAAATCTATGCCGTCAACTATTAATCCAGTTGTATCAATTGTTCCTGCAAAGAAATTTTGCACATAGACATCACCCCATTGCTTACCTCCTAGATCAGGATCACTACCTAAGCTGTATGTGTTATCTATGTCTGGTATAATATTACTGTTTACTTCAGCATTAAATGTAATGAAGTCTGTATCAGCATCACCAATAGTAATTTCGCCGTCTGCTGTAATATTTCCTGTTGCAAATATGTTACCTGTTACGTTCATGTCAGAATGTACTTCGACACTACCAGTTCCGTTTGGTCTAAATTCTATATTTGCATTTGTATTGTCTGTACTAATAACATTATTTTCTAAATTAATGTCATCAATTTCTAATCTGTTTTGATATACTACATTGTCGCCTGTACCGATTGTAAGTGTGCTATTTGTAGTAGATATTGTATCACCAGAGAATTGAACGCCGCTTATATCGGCGAATGTTGTTGCTTCAACAGTGGGGGTGCGTACTATACCATTAACATCTAAATCGAATTGAGGATTTGTTTTGTTAATACCGATGCGGTTGTTATTCACATCTAGATAAAGTAAGTCAGTCTCAAAAGCTAAGTCTACTCCTTCACGAAGTAAGTTTTGCTTCAAGAGCGGACCGGATATGCGACCAACAGCCATCTTTTCTCCTCAATACGGGGATCCTGTCCCTCTAGCCTAATTCTCACCCTTACGGTTCTTTGCTGGCTAACCACAGTTTGTCCCTGCAAGTATTGGTCATACGTTGCATTAATAATATTTATCAAAAATAAAGAAAAGGGCTACGTTAGCCTAGGATTAACGTCCATTCGTTACTAAGATCTTCCATAACTTCATTAGTTACAGGATCTTCTTCTTGACCAGTACCTGGTATCCATATTGTACCATTGTATACTTCTTGTTGCTTAGAACCTATATTAAATCTTATTGCACCAATTTCAGGACTAACACTTTCATCAGTAGAATATCTAAGTGATAAATCAGTAACCCCAAAATTATCGCCATCATCTAATGATGTAACGTTTTCAAACAATCTAAATTTAACTTGTGATATATCTGTACTTACTTCATCTCTTGTCGCATCAATATTAAATCGTAGTTGCCACCAGTCTCCAATACCTACAGTATCAAAACTAATATCGCTAGACGGATTTACACTAACTTCAAATCCTGTTTGAAAATCTACTTCATTAAGCAAACTAGTTATATCAATATTTGTTCCGTTGGTGCTTGGCAAAAATACTGCACTGTCACCTGCATCTTCTGTTTCGCCTATTCTATATGTTACACCGTTAATTGTTACATCAACATATTCTGTATTATCACCAAAGTCACCTCTAAACTCAATTGAAGTAATAGTTGCATTATCAGGTTCAAATCCTAACAAGTCTTCAATATTTAATCTAAAGGTTTGATTGCTTGCATTTGACGAACTTCCAATTTCAGATGTTGTTATAGATCCATTTGCAGCAGGAATAGCAAGTCCAAATACGTCTAATGGTACTCTAACTTCAAAGTCAGACCAATCAGCTTGTTCTGCTGCTGTTGCTCCTGATGCAATAGTTCCTATAGTTTGCCAATTTGTGTTATCATCTGACCATTGGAACAACAATGTTTCTAAATTTTCTGGACGCTGTCTACCATTTGATCCTGTGCCAACAATAACTTTACCTTCCAAAGAAGCTCCGCTAAAGTTAGTAAGATCAAGTTCGCTTGTTTCTATGCTAGTATTAGATGTACTTGTAAATAGATAGTGTGTGTTAGTTGCAAACCCTCCATTATCACCTACTCCGGTTCCTGCAGATTGTATACTTACACCACCAGCTGTTGTTGCAAAAATATTAGATCCAGTAACAGTATTTGTAGCAATACTTACTGCTGATATATCATCTATTGAAACTTGACCACTTGTACTAAGGAACGTACCTGTAGTACCTACAAACTTTATAAATCCGTTATCTGTAGTACCTAATATCATTGCCCCAGCAGGATTATTATTTGTAATTATATTATCTCTAATATATTCTTGATCATTTAATCGTATAGTTTCGTTTGTTGTTCTGCGTAGTTCTAAATTTGCATTAGTTTCGTTAGTAGTAATTACGTTATCGTTAATTAATATTCCGTCACTTTGTAATCCGTTTATTTCTAAACCCATTGCATTAACTTCGCCAACTTCTATATTATTAACATAGAAGTTTAAAGTATTATTTGTTTTGTGTGCAACTACTTTTGTTCTTTGATCATCTGAGTATACGCCTCTAAATGTAATCCTACCATCGCCGTATCCTTCAAACAATCCTGTTTGTGTGTTAAATCTTAATGCAGACTGATTACTAATTTGTTGAGCTGTTGTACCATTAGATAGTACAAATTTTTCACTTTGTATATCAAGGAAATCAGTTGTGATATTTAAATTTAGATCTCCGGCATACGTACTAATAACATTATCTCTAAATGTAACGTTTTCCAACGATACAACTCCTGACCCGCCGTTGCTAAGAAGTTCTAAATTTGCATTAGTATCTTTAGTAGTTATTTGGTTATCAAAAATTTGTATACCATCTAATTCTGCTTTACTTAGGTATGCAACATTCCATCTGTAACTAGAAGATCCTAATATATGTTCTTGTGTGTTATCAGGATTAAGATTTTGATCAATGTCTACATTAAATGTAACTGTGTCTTGAAACTGATTACCAAAAGTTATTAATGTCCCATCAATAGTAAAGTCGCCTGTCATTGACAAGTCTTTTTTCATACTTACATTATTTTGTAAATTAGTTGTTGAAGTTGCCGCAGTAACATTTACATCGCCTGATAAAGAAAATAATGTGTTACCAGCAAGTCTTAAATTGCCAGTATCTACAGCTTCTGAACTTAATAATGTTCTACTATTGGTTCCTTGTATAGCAAGGCTATTTAATCCATCAAAATTCACATTTGAAGTGTCAATATTTGTAATACCTTTGTCTAAATCTACAAAGAAATCATCACCAACATTAAATTTACCTACTTGATCTGTAGCACTATAGAATATCTTACCAGTATTAAGCTGTAATGCTACTTGAGACGAATCAACAAGTGTAGCATCATTTGTAATATCTTTACCAACACCGATGTATGCAAAGTTATGATTAATAAGATACATTATTGTACCATCACCGTCTGCTTCAGCACCAATGCCGCCGTATACGTTTGCAGAACCAATTGCTCTTACTTCTGCTCCGTATTCAACTGTGCTACCATCTGTACTAGTTCTACCTGTTGAACCTCTAACTGCTCGTAATCCTTTTGCTGCAAAGTAAGTAAATGAGTTTAACCATTCGACTCTACAACCGTTTGTCATTGTTACAGCATCGACTCCTGGAGTAATAAATGTTGCAGCATGAAACAATAATGCAGCATTTATACTTGCATTATCTAATTCAGCACCATCAATGTATGCACCGCGTCCTGCATCGCCTTGATCGTAACCTCTTGGATCACTAACTGACGTAACACTACCTGCTGTAATTACTGTACAATTCCTAACATACGGAGATCTAGTAGTGACTGCGCCGCCGTTTCTAAATCTGAAGGCATGTCCGGTGTTATTTCCGCTATTATAAAAGAAATCTTTGATAGTTAAATTTTCTACCCCTGTACTATCGTCAAGTAAGAATACATCTTTATCAGTGTATCCTGCTGCTGGCGATATTATACAATTTCTTAAGTCAGCGCCTGCAACTGTAGTATTAGGAGGAATTATTAATGGTAATTGCTCTTGGTATTCTCCAGGTGTTATTTTTATATTAACCGGTCCGCCTGCACTTGAGTCTGCTGCTTGTAATGCACGAGTTAATGTTCTAAATGGACCTTGAGGATGATCACCTACATTAGTATCGTCGCCGTTTATTGAAACATAAAATATATTTCCTGGACGTAATTCACTGTTTACAATATTTGTTGATATTGATCCTGCTCGGATTGCATCGCCATTAAGTAAATTAATATGAGCAGATCCCCAACGTTTAGTTGGACTTCCTAAATTATATGTACTAGAAGCATCAGGTATAAGATCACTGTTTACGTCAACGTCAAATGCAACTGTGTCTTCAGCAAGATTATCACCAAATATTAAGCTACCTGCATGTGAAATGTTTCCTGTTGCATTTAGTGATCCAAATACATTAACATCATTGAATACATTTACTGTACCGCCAGTACCAGGTTGTAAATTAATATTACTATCAGTAAGTCTACTTCTAATTTCTTGATTATCTATTATTAGATCAGCAACAGCAATACTACTACTAACAATTTTTGTTGCAGCACCAATGTATGTAGTTGGGCCTATATTATTTGTAATGTTGCCGTCGATAGTAAAGTTAGGCAAATACATTGTATCTGCATCAAGATGTGTAGTACGAATTTTAACAGGAGCTTCTAACGGACGAGATGGATTTTCCATATTTACACCAATCCTACTTGTTAGTGGATCTATGTGTAATACTGCTGTGCTTGCGCCAGAATTCTTAAAATTTAGAAAATCTTTTCCTGCATTATTTTCATTAATTTCAATGTTGGCTCTTAGAACGCCGCCACTTATTCTACCAGACTGTGACATATTAACTCCTATACAATGTATTTATAGGTTTTACTTGTCAAAGTTATGTAGTACAGTAACTGGTTTTCCGAATGGAACTGCTGTGCTAAACCTAATATACCATCCTGGTGTTTTTCCTGCTGGATTTTGAACCAGTATATAGTTTGTTGTTGAAATTTGGAATACGTTTTCAACAAATACTAAGACATTTTGTGCAGCAGCTGGCACAGGAAAGTCTGCATCAGCACTGTTTAATGGTCCAAAGTCTGTTTCAACTTCGTCGCCGACACCTAATGACTGCTGTACAATACCAGGATCTTGATTAGGTTCTTTAAACTTAATATTTCTCCAAGCACCGTTTTGATATGCTTCTAATTGACTTGTATTTGTATTATATCTAACAAATCCATTTTCAGGATAAAAAGGTCTATCTCTTTCAGGTCCTTTAGGCACAAGCATACCAGTCTTTGAATCCATAATAACTTGGTCATTTATATCGTACCTAACGCCTTTGCCTCGGATACTTCTTAAATTTGTGCTTTGTGCTTTAATTAATCTCATTTTATACCTCTAAGTAACTTACCGTTGCACTTAGATTAGTGGGCGATTCACCTACTATAACTACTTTATCACCTGATTCTAGAATTATTTTTTCTGAATCAAAAGTAAATGTTTCACCTGCAGGTAATTGTAAAGCATTTATAATCTTATTTGTGTCACTCTTTGGTTCATCTCTTTTAACAAGATGCAAATCAAAATTTGTTATACCATCTTCTTCATGAACTGGATTAGGTACCCAAGTATTACAAACCATAATAGTTGTAATTGCATACCTTATTGTAGGTTCAGGTGATGTTGCAGGATCCCATCCTGCAACCGGATCTGGTACAAGTATTAAATCTGTATCTGTATTTGCTACTGCTACACTGCTAATTGCCATCTTTTATCCTTTAAAATATCATACTATAAACTATTGATCTATTCTTACTTATTAATTCGTCTCTAGTTAGATCCTGATGTTTGAAGAAAACTCCGCTACCGCCAAATTCTCTTTCTTTTACATATAGTCTAATACCATTACTCGGAAAGCTAGGTTCATATTGTACACCTGCTTGTAATAAGTTTTGATCTGGATCGTCAATACTAGGTGTTGACGATATCTCTAGTACGTCTTGTACTCGTACTACGCCTGATCCTGGTGTAGAAAGTACTAAGTCTTCATTAGAGTTAACTGTTTCTAGTTTTGTTCCTTCGATTCTTAAATCGTTTAATTCTATTCTGTTGCGGTAGAACTCTGCTACAACAACATCGTCTAGTCCAATCTTTACAACACTTGGAAGTGTTGTGTCTTCGTTATCTTCAACTTCGACAAACGAAGGAAGTACAGACCCTTCACCAATTCTTGCTTGGAATACTGTAGCAAACGCATTAATAATTTCATCATCTACATATTTCTTATTAGGAAGGTGGTCATCGTCAGTAACATTATTTTCATAGTTGTTTGTACCTGATACACTAACAACACCAGTACTTGAATTAATTAAGTATAAGTCGCCGCCGCCTGTTGATATACTATTACATCGTAAGCCAACTGCTCCGCCGTTTACATCTTTGAAAACAAACGCACCTTCTCTTAAACTATCTGTTACTGGATCAGTCCATGTTAAGTCTTCGTCAAACACCATAAATGCATCAACTAAACTACCTCGATCAATTCTTAATCCTGCTTCATTTAATGTAACACCTACACCTGCTTCTCCGTCATTAATAACAATTATGTTATCTCTAACACTCATGTTCTCAGACTGTACAGTTGTTGTGTCGCCTTCAACTACAAGATCTCCAGTGATACGAACTTGGCCTGTTTGAAAGCCTGTATCTAATACAATAGATCCTTGATCTTGTACTTGTATTTTGTAATCACCGTTTGGTACTTTAAGAAATCTTGACATTATGTAATCCTAGCTAAGTGTAGGGGGAATAAATCCCCCTACATTATTTTTAGTCGTCGCCTTCAGTATCGTCAGCACCTGTTAGTACGTCATCATCTGTACCTAGTACTGTGTCAGTACCTGCGCCTACGGCTGTACCAGCTTCTTCAATTGCTACTGTATCACCAGTACCTGTGAAGTCCCAAGTTGTAATTGATCCGTCATCTAAAGTAACTTTGCGTCCTGTAATCTTAGTAACTTGACGTGCTGTGCCGTCGTCGTCTACTGTAATTGTCATTTCGCCTGCTAGAATATCTGCTGAATCTTTATCTACTAGTGTACAAAGATCTGTTTTTGTTCCGCCGGCATTTGAACAATTAAAACGCTTTGAACCTTTTTGGTTAACAATGTATCCTGGCATTGAACCAGAGCCGTCATTAAATTGTACTTTGATTTCAGATCCATCTGTTGTTGGTGCTCCGAAAAATCTTTTATTAAGTGGTCTTCCCATTTGTTTTCTCCTATTTAAGTAGTCCTATGCCCGTTCTATGAGCTACGCTGTGGGTACAGCATAAGTCCGCCTTGCGGCACACTATTTGACAATAGTATTTATCAAAGGTCTAAGAGAAAAGAAAAAAGGCCTACCGCATTAGTGGGTAGACCTTTAATAATAATGTGATAGGTTGGACTTTGAGAATACCAACAACCTCCTAGTAGCTCTCGCATAATTCGGAGGAGCCTAGTATCGGATAGTTACTTCCAAAAACATATCTTTGTATCTCTACACTCATATGTTGCCACTACAGCTACTAGCCAAGTTGTGTCACTACGCAACACCGTTCCTTGCACTATCTAATCTAAACCGTCGTCTAGCTTATATATACATAATAGCATCTATATATAAGATGTCAACCTTTTTTTTCTAAAAAGAATATTTAATTGTAGCTTTTATACTATCAGCATATTCAGTTCTTTGACCGGTCCATGTGTTTGTTCT